CCAGCATCATTCAGAAGAACGATGTACCCAATTTTATTGACCCCAGAGGTCAGCTCAAGTCGCCGTTTGATATTCTCGATTTCGGCATTTTCGGTGAAAACAATTGAGTTTGCTGCCGCTTGTGCCTTATCAGACTCAACTGATTTTGCTGTTTGCTCCATGCAACCAGAAAGAACTACCGCGACGAGAATGGTAAAAATAAGTTTGATCATTGGCAATCCATTTTAGAAAGAGTTTGTGGGAGATTTCCGTCTTGTGCCCACTTGGTAGTGAACTGAGCAGCACGGGCGTTGTATGCTTCAACGCCATTGTAACATAGATTCTGAAGACCTGCAAGCTCTTGGCGAATTCGATATGCTTCGTCTTTATCATCCGTAGTCATAGTCTTTGCGGTTGCGATCTTGTTCACATAGGATCGATGAGAAGCATAAGACTGGTGAAACCACTCATAGTTTTCAATGATCTTTGTTGGCGACTTGAGGAAGAAAGTCCATACAACAAAGAAAACGATAATTAGTGAAACTACAATTCCCATCCAGCGAAGAATTGAAAATGTATCGGTATAGTCAGATTTAGAAATCATTCAGTAAATTCCTTTAAAGTTTTCGGAGGTTTGGGGGTCCAGCCAACATCAAGTAATCGCTGGGTCATTTTGATTCTGGTTTTTTGGTTGGCGATAGTCGATTGTTCCCTGTTGTCGGGGACCATTCATTAAACGATGCATAGGGAAAGTTTGATGTCCAAATTTCCGTTTCTCCGATTCTGACTGTGTATTCATCTACAAAAACAATCGGTTCATCAGAATCCAGTAACGCATTCAGTTTTACGTCCCATTTACCTGAAACAGGATGTTGCAGAAGAAATTCTGGGAATATCCAGACACACCATTTTGGAGGAAGAAACCGAAGCGAGGTCATCACTATCAACAGCCATACAAATGCGGCTAAAGTAAAAACGAGCACGGCGAACAAAATAAATTCTAGCATTTAAAGCCCCTTAAAAGATAGTGCAATTATACTGCGAATTGCACTATCTCGTTCAAGTTTTAATTTAAGATTTTGGCTTTAGACGCGGTATTGCGAGTTTCGGCATCAAGAAAATATTCGATGACATCCCTTTTTGTGCTATCATCTTCACTACTTTTCGTGAAACCAGACATATTGATAGGAACCATTGTGGCTGCAACAACATGCTGCAGATCAAAATACAGCTTGAATGAACCACCAGATTCGAAGTCAGAGATACCACGCTCGATACTATCAAGAATTTCAGAAATGGAAGACGCATAAGCAATTACTTGCTCTGGAGAAGGATGCCCAAGGAAATCAGACAAGCAAGCGCTGCCCGCCTGTTTGTAGCTGTCACCATTCTTAACGACGAACGTTGCATTACGCTTGCGATCAATACCACAGTGTTCACAAGTCGAAGGACTGCTAAAACGATAGTGTTCCGGAACTGCTTGGCCGGCAATCGACTTTACGATTGCAGTTGCACCATCAGCTTCAATCTTACCCACAAAAGACCAACCGTTCAACTTCGGTGCTTCACCTTGAAATGCTACCTCAGTAAAAGACCGAATCGTATCATCTTTTTGCGTCACCATCTTAGTGCCAAGCACTTCAACAGTAGGCAGGGGTGTTGAGTTTTGTGTTCATGTAAGAATTATACCACGACTTTCAGCAATCTCAACCCCAGGGAACATTTTTAAACTCATACAATCCAGACTTCAGTTCTAAGCTACGCAGTTACTTAGATAGTATTCGTTATTTTCTTTTTCAATCTTTGAGACAGTTTTATAAAGGTCCCCAAAAAAATGAATTTTAACACTGGCGTTCTTAGAAAGGTTTTCAAAAAGCATATTTGGCTTTCCATTCAAAACCCCACTCAAGCCAAATTTGGTTTCTGTGGAAATCAAATTATTAATATACTGAAGAAGCCGGCAATCATCGTCACTAGACCAAGTGGTGTTATAACCCGCATTGGTATTGCTATAAGGCGGATCAATATAGACAAATGAATTTTCCGGTATTTGGATTTTTTCATAAGAACCGGAAAAGAATTTAACATTATCTGGAACATACCGTTCTTTGTAAATTCGTAAGGTTTCTGCTTTAGAAATATTAAAACCCCTTTTACCCCAGGTCTGGTTAAACTTCCCAGTTTTATTGAAGCGCATAAAACCACTATTACATGACCAAATTAATGCCAACAATTTGCATGGGGTTGGAGAAGTATTAAAACTGTCTCGCAGCCTATTATAGTTTTCTTGGCTATCTATCGTTGCTGTGGATAGGGCAATCGACCTATTAATGAACTCTTCATCTAACAAATTTTGATGAATTTGTATCAACATTTCTAGAGAATCATTTGCGATAATTTGTGGATAAATGTTTGACACATTCATGTACACGCTTCCGCCACCCGCAAATAAATCCAAAAACGTATCAACGTCTTTTGGAAACAGTGGCAATAATTTATCCAAAAGGTTAAATTTGCTGCCAATATAATTGATTGGTGATTTAAACATACTTGGCTTAGTGATATAAATCGGCAAATTCACAGACATTTACTGCCGCCTTCCCAATCTGTTACGCATAAAAAATTCCCAAATGCTGTAAAGACCCTATACATTCCTTTTGTGTCATCATCAGTAAAGAAACATCCCTGGCTTTGGCGGTTATAAAATTTTGATTCTAGTAGTTGAGCTTCTTCCGTATCCAGGAATTTTAATATTTTGCCATGTTCGCGAGCACATTCAATTTCGCCAGCGACACCCACAGATGAATCCCAACCAGAAAACTTTAGAACCCAAACTTCATCGCAGCGTGCGATAATTGTTCTACGTGTCTTACCCCAATCACCCCATGTAGCAGTCACGCTCATGAATTTCAGAATTTGGTAATCCTGGACCATCGGTGCAATAAAAGTATGTTCTGGAAATTTAGTGTGAAGATCCGCAAGCATCTTTAGAAACTTGGGTGTTAATTGGCCATTTTCAACTGTGCCGGCAGTAGGAATAGCGGTGAAAATGAGTGACATGTGTTCTCCTGTAAAAGTGTTTAAAGAAATTATACCGCAAGCTTGGCCGTCTGGGTTCACTAACTTTTGTCCAGCTAGCATAATTATACTATCAACCAATTTGGGGACCCCATGAAACTGCTTTGCAGTTACTCGAAAATAAGCAACAATTTCCATCAACTAAAGAAGAAGTGGAGTGGAAATTAAAGAGGTTAGATGTAAAAAATACACCATCAACAGTGATTTGACAGTTGATGTAGATGGTGTTGTGAATCTTTCCTTGAAAAAGTTGTCATTCTTTTCCTGTAAAATTTGGGGTAGTTAGTGGAGACTTTGTCTGTTCTCAAAACCGATTGACCACTTTGCGTGGAGCACCCAGGGAAGTAGGTGGAAGTTTTTATTGCCATCGAAACCTATTGAAATCTCTTCTCGGTGCACCTAGAGAAGTAGGTGGGGATTTTGGCTTTAGACGCGGTATTGCGTTCCCACACATTTCTACAAAGTCATACTTTTCATGCATTGAACTTAATTCTGATTCCCACGCACGCAATATTTGAACCGATTCTCCACTAGTTTCATTCATGAAAAAGACGGCCTTTTCGCCCCTATGAATTTCAAATTCCTTTATTTTGTTCTCAATTGATGCCCGCACTGAATTTTCACGTTCCTGTTTGGCTTCGGGCGCATCCATTTCATACAAGAAATCTAATTTCTTGTCGTATTGTTGCAATCTAATAGCGACTAATTCGTCAACAGTTGCGCCCTGTAGGTAGTCGCCATTACAGGGTTCTGCTTCTTCAAGCTGTTCTTTAAAATATATTGCTGGATTTGTCATATTTTGATGTTTTATAATTTCTGCACGTAGAATTTTGCTCGGTTGCTGATTACCTGCAAAGTAACATCCACAAGGAGTTTCCCGTTCTCATAGAAGGTTACCATTTCAGGAGAATCGAGGCGACCACCTTTTGACTTCTTACCGGGATCAGTGATTGGATCTTTTACGGTATCTACCCAGACCCCATTGATCAAAACCGCAGAAGTTTTCTGAGCAAAGGAGTAGGTATCGCGATTTACTTTCTGCAACAACCCACCGCCAGATCCATAGATAACACACTCAGGGGCAAAGCCTGCATCGTTTACCTTCTGCGCCAAAATTGCTAGAGTTGTTGAATCAATACCATCACCCTGAATAACTGAAACATTGTTCAGGACATGCTTGCCCTTTGAGTTTACCGTAGTTCCAAATGCAGCCGCAAGTTTTCGGAGAATCTCGGGAACAATTTCCATCATGTCGCCACTGTCTGGACGGCACACCCATTTTGCCCCAGATGCAACGATACGATCTTTGAACTTGGTGCAAAGCAGTTCAACTTCGCGCATGATATCGTAGCCATCCATCACCACTGAAACAATTGCGCCCGGCTTTGCATATGCATCAAGAATTCGATTGAAATATGCCTCTTGGTTATCTTTACCATAGGAACACTGGAGAGAATGTTCCGTGGCGCAAACTGAGTAACCAGCCATATCACATGAATAATATTTTCGTGCTGCTTCAAGAGCAACCACATCATCAGTACCCATGAAATAAACCAAGTGTGAAAGTCCGCCAATCTCAGCAGTTTCTTTTGAAGAAACCCCACGACTCCCAAATGAGTGCAGTGAAAATGGCAACATATCGGGATTATCTGATGCATGGTTATAGAACCATTCAAGCTGCTTATAGTTCTCTCGATCGCGAGATGCGATAGTTGTCGGATACCAGATGCCGCGTTGCAGCGAGGTTTCGATATAAGATGCGAGCCAGAACACACGGGAGTCAGTGCACTCAACAGTCACAAATGGGGTACCAGATGCAATCGGCACGCCTTCAGGCAAGCCTCGGATTTTGATAGGCAGATACCCTGCATGCTCTTCCAAAATATATTCCCAATCTTGGCGATTGAAAGGCACACCGTGTTTGCCGGCAATATCTGCTGCCTCATCAATGTCCGCTTGTGTAATTGGCACCAGCAAATTCTTCTTAATCCACATTTGCAGACCGAACGGGACAATAGTCTGACCCTTTGCTCGTGCTTCGATATAGGAAAACATCCCAGAAGTTCCTTCTGGGTATAAAGCAAAGTGCGAGAATTTATATGAATCGGTATCTGTAATAATTGACATTTTTGATAACTCCTATCAAGTTTAATTGCTGATTTTAAAGAGCCTCAGCGAACTCTTTCTTCGTAATTCGAGCACGAGGCTTGAACTTGTTGATAAGTTGACCTTTATATGCCGACTTTTCAAATTTCTCAACTTCTGCAAAATCCAGCGTGCCCTTGATTATAACCGAATCGCCAGCTTCAATTTCCATATTCGAGGAAAACATTTTGATCAATTGGTCATCAGCCGTCCGCATCATCAGGATCTTCGACAGACCATTGTCATAGTAATGGTATGCATCACGTTGGAATGCAGTCGCTGAGATAACGATTGCATCAATTGCAACTTTTGAACCGGCTTCACCAATAGCAACGTCAGAGAATGGCTTTACTGTTGCAACTGGCTTTGTGCAAGAAAATGCACCTGCAACAACATATCCAATATTTGCCAGTGAAACATAGGCGCTCTTTGCAATAGTGCTGACATTATGAGCAAACTTAGTTGTTGAACCCATTGCCTTCATTTTCTCGATGACTGCTTTGGCTTCTTCAAGATTTTTAGAGATTTCGCTATGAAAAGAATTGCGAACATTTGAACTCAGGAAATACTCAGTCACATCATTCTTGGTGCTATTCTGTTCGCTGCTTTTTACAAAGCCAAATTTCTTGATCGAAACAATCGTTGCAGCAACAACAAGTTCGATATCAAAGTACGACTTAAAAGAACCGCCAGACTCAAAATCAGAAATTTCTCCGCCGATTTGATCAAGAACTTCTACCAATGAAGATGCATAGGCAATGACTTGCTCTGGGGAAGAGTGTCCTAGGAAATCAGCCATGCAACTTTTACCAACTTGTTTGAACTCTTCCCCGTTCTTGACAACGAAAGTTGCATTACGCTTGCGATCAATCCCACAGTGATCACAGTTCATTGGGTTGCTATAGCGATAATGCTCTGGAATTTCTTCTCCAGGAACAGACTTAACGATTGCAGTTGCACCATCAGCTTCGATCTTGCCAACAAAGGACCAACCATTTAGCTTTGGTGCATTACCCTGAAATGCGACTTCAGTAAAAGAACGAATTGACTCGTCCTTCTGCTTCACCATTTTCGTACCGAGGATCTGAATGGAAGGAACAGCAACATTCAGTTTCTGTGCCTTCTTTATCAGTTTTCCAAAGGCGACTTGAACAGAAGGAAGCATTTCAGTGGGGATGAGTTTTGTTTGCATGAGCAAATTATACCATGATTTTGAATCAGATGGAGTTAAACTCTTCTTCGCTCATCGCCATGTATTCGAGTTCGGTGATTCCATTCCTGTCTACCCCGAAACAGCTACCGACAAATTTCCCATCACTCGAATACGCTGAATAGCCATAGCGGTCGAAGCCGTCTTTATCGTAGCTGTCATTGTGGATTTGTTCATCATACGGCTCATCCTTCATTTTTTTGCGGGGGAATTTCCCCCTTTGAGTTAAAACCGAACGACTGCTCATTGATATGATACGGCAAAGCTGGCGAGTATTTTCCTTTTGACATGGCGAAACTCCTTAAAGTACTGTTGGATTTTGAGTTGATGCCCAATTATAACTCAGTATCTTGCCAAGTGGAAGGATTGGCCCCAAAATAATTCAGTCTTCTAAAGGCTAAACTGCGCTGAGTTTAACTCTCATGGATGAGCTGTGGTGAATCGCCCGGTAAAATGCTCGGACGTCTACTTTAGTTGCCACAAAAATTCTTGGTAAGCCCATTTAGGAGGAAAGGCACTTGATTTAGCTTTAGGATTGGCCCAGTTAAATGAAAAATTAGCACTACATAAGAAATTGCGTGTTTTGTAAAAACGTATGTGTTAGCATAAATACTAACAATCTATAATTTGGGGCAGTATCATGAAATTAAAACAGTTGTTTGAATCAGTAACTAAACAAGACGTCGAATCTATCCTTAAAAAATACGGAATTGAGAACTACACCATCAATGATGACTTGTCAGTAGATGTAGATGGTGATGTGTTCTTAAATGACCAGAACCTAAGTTCGATTCCAGTTAATTTTGGTAAGGTAAGCGGGGATTTTATCTGTTCTTCCAACCAATTAAAAACTTTAGAAGGCGCTCCAAGAGAAATCGGGGGGAAATTTGCCTGCTCTAACAACAAATTAACTTCTTTGCAAGGTGCACCTAGAGAAGTTGGTGGAGATTTTAATTGCTCTTACAACCGATTAACATCTTTACAAGGCGCACCAAGAGAAGTCGGCGGGCATTTTTATTGCTATCACAACAAATTAACTTCTCTGCAAGGTGCACCTAGAGAAGTCGGCGGGCATTTTTGGTGCTTTGCTAATCAATTAACATCTTTAGAAGGTGCACCTAGAGAAGTCGGCGGGCATTTTTGCTGCCGCAGCAACGAATTAACCTCTTTGCAAGGAGGTCCTAGAGAAGTAGGTAATGGTTTTGACTGTTCTCACAACCAATTAACCTCTTTACAAGGTGCTCCTAGAGAAGTAGGTGGTGTTTTTGATTGCTCTGAAAACCGATTAGCATCCTTACAAGGTGCACCTAGAGAAGTAGGTGAGGATTTTTTCGGCTCAAATAACCAATTAACCTCTTTACAAGGTGCACCTAGGGAAGTAGGCGGAGATTTTAGGTGCCGTTGTAACCCAAATTTGACCTCTCTCGACGGAATCGGTAATGTCGCCGGGGAAATTAGAAGCGATCTATCATGAAATTAAAACAATTATTTGAATCAGTAACTTCTAAACAAGATGTGGAAACTATCTTAAAGAAGTATAAAATAACGAACTATACAATTAACGACGACTTGTCAGTTGACGTAGATGGTGATGTGTTCTTAAATGACCAGAACCTGAGTTCAATTCCTGTCAATTTCGGGAAGGTAAGCGGGGATTTTAATTGTTCTTACAGTCAATTAACTTCTTTAAAAGGGGTCCCTAGAGAAGTTGATGGTAATTTTAATTGTTATAGCAACCAATTAACTTCTTTGCAAGGTGCACCTAGAGAAGTCAGCGGGAGTTTTTATTGCGGTAGCAATCATTTGTCCTCTTTGCAAGGTGCACCTAGAGAAGTTGGTGGGGATTTTTGGTGCTATAGCAGCCAATTAACCTCTTTGCAAGGAGGTCCTAAAGAAGTAGGTGGGGATTATGACTGCCATGACAACCAATTAACCTCTTTAAAAGGTGCACCTAGAGAAGTAGGTGAGAATTTTGATTGCTCTGAAAACAAATTGACAACTTTAGAAGGTGCACCAAAAGAAGTCGGCGTGCATTTTTATTGCTATAACAACCAATTAACTTCCTTAAAAGGTGCACCTAGGGAAGTAGGCGGAGATTTTAGGTGCTCTACCAACAAATTAACTTCCCTACAGGGTGCTCCTAGAGAAGTCGGTGGAAATTTTTACTGCCGCAACAATGCGAATTTGACCTCACTTGACGGGGTCGGCAATGTTGTCGGGTTCACTCTGAGCGATATATCATGAAATTAAAACAGCTATTTGAATCAGTAACTAAACAAGAAGTAGAATCCATCCTTAAAAAATACGGGATTAAGAGCTATGTCATTAATGACGACTTGTCAGTAGATGTTGATGGAGATGTGGATCTAAGTAATGAGAAGCTAAGTTCGATTCCCGTGAATTTCGGGAAAGTTAGTGGAAATTTTCGGTGCTTTGGTAACCAATTAACCTCCTTACAAGGTGCACCTAAAGAAGTCGGTGGCAGTTTTGATTGCTCTGACAACAAATTGACAACTTTAGAAGGTGCACCAAGAGAAGTCGGTGAAAATTTTTACTGCTATCACAATAAATTAACTTTTCTGCAAGGCGCTCCTGGGGAAGTTGGTGGAAATTTTTATTGCTTTCGCAACAAATTAACCTCTTTACAAGGTGCACCTAGAGAAGTTGGTAGGGTTTTTGATTGCTCTGAAAACCAATTAACTTCATTGCAAGGTGCACCGAGAGGAGCAGGTGAGGATTTTTACTGCCATTTGAACCAATTAACCTCTTTACGGGGTTCTCCTAGAGAAGTGGGTGGGGATTTTTACTGCAATGATAACCCAAATCTGATTTCCTTACAGGGTTCTCCTAGAGAAGTTGGCGGGAGTTTTTATTGCCATAATAGCCAATTAACCTCTTTGCAAGGAGGTCCTAGAGAAGTAGGTAAGAATTTTAATTGTATTGATAACCCAAATTTGACCTCACTTGACGGAATCGGCAATGTTGCTGGGCATATTTTTAGCGACCTATCATGAAATTAAAACAGCTATTTGAATCAACTTCTAAACAAGAAGTGGAATCTATCCTTAAAAAATACGGGATTGACAACTACGTAATTAACGACGACTTGTCAATAGATGTCGATGGTGATGTGGATTTAAGTTATAGTGGGTTAAGTTCAATCCCTGTCAATTTTGGGAAAGTCGGTGGCTATTTTGATTGCTTTGATAACCAATTAACATCCCTACAAGGTGCACCTAGAGAAGTTGGTGGGGATTTTGCTTGTTATAACAACAGATTGACAACTTTAGAAGGTGCGCCTAGGGAAGTCAACGGGGATTTTGACTGCTCTTACAACCAATTAACCTCTTTGCGAGGCGGGCCTAGAGAAGTCAACGGGCGTTTTTGGTGCTATAGCAACCAATTGTCCTCTTTACAAGGCGCTCCAAGAGAAGTAGGTGGGGATTTTGATTGCTTTGACAATCAATTGTCATCCCTACAAGGTGCACCTAGAGAAGTTGGTGGGGATTTTAATTGCTCTGATAACCAATTAACATCCTTACAGGGCGCACCTAGAGAAGTTGGTGGAGATTTTGATTGTAATCGCAACAAATTAGTCTCCTTACAAGGTGCTCCGAGAGAAGTTGGCGGGTATTTTAGTTGCGCCTACAACCAATTAACTTCTTTGCAAGGTGCTCCTAGAGAAGTTGGCGGGTATTTTAACTGCTTTGCCAATCAATTGACCTCCTTACAAGGTGCTCCGAGAGAAGTTGGTGGGAACTTTGTATGCTCTAATAACTCAAATTTGGCTTCTCTTGACGGAATCGGCAATGTTGCCGGCAGAATTGAAAGCAACCTATCATGAAATTAAAACAATTATTTGAATCAACTTCTAAACAAGAAGTAAAAACAATCTTAAAGAAGTATAAAATAACGAACTATACAATTAACGATGACTTGTTAGTCGATGTCGATGGGAATGTGTTCTTAAATGACAAGAACCTGAGTTCGATTCCAGTTAATTTTGGGAAGGTAAGCGGCGATTTTAATTGCTCTTTGAACCAATTAACTTCTTTAAAAGGGGTTCCTAGAGAAGTTGATGGCAATTTTAATTGCGCTTACAGCCAATTAACTTCCCTACAAGGCGCGCCTAAAGAAGTTGGTGGAGATTTTATTTGCTCTCATAACCAATTAACTTCTTTACAAGGTTCACCTAGGGAAGTAGGTGGAAATTTTTATTGCTCTCATAACCAATTAACATCCTTACAAGGCGCACCTAGAGAAGTCGGTGGAAATTTTTATTGCTATCGCAACAAATTAACCTCTTTGCAAGGTGCATCTAGGGAAGTGGGTGGGAGTTTTGATTGCTCTGAAAACCAATTAACATCCTTACAAGGTGCACCGAGAGAAGTAGGCGGGGCTTTTAATTGCTCTGGCAACCAATTAACCTCTTTAGAAGGTGCACCTAGAGAAGTAGGTGGGGATTTTTATTGCCGTTTTAACCCAAAATTGACTTCTCTTGACGGAATCGGCAATGTTGCTGGGCACATTTTTAGCGATATATCATGAAATTAAAACAATTATTTGAATCAACTTCTAAACAAGAAGTAGAATCCATTTTAAAGAAATATAAAATAACAAACTATACAATTAACGATGACTTGTCTGTAGATGTGGATGGAGATGTGGATCTAAGTCATAAGATGTTAAGTTCAATTCCTGTCAATTTCGGGAAAGTTAGCGGGGGGTTTTGATTGCTATAACAACCAATTAACTTCTTTAAAAGGTGCACCGAGAGAAGTCGGCGGGAATTTTTATTGTTCTGAAAACAAATTAGCCTCTTTACAAGGGCACCTAGGGAAGTAGGTGGGGATTTTTATTGCAATAACAACCAATTAACCTCTTTAAAAGGTGCGCCTAGAGAAGTTATTAAAAGTTTTGGATGCGCTCACAACAGATTAACAACTTTAGAAGGTTGCCCTAAGGAAGTTAATGGACATTTTTTTGATTGCTCTTATAACAAATTAACTTCTTTAAAAGGAGCGCCTAACGAAGCTTTTGGAAATTTTGATTGCAAAGATAACCAATTAACTTCCTTACAAGGTGCACCTAGGGAAGTAGGCGGGTATTTTGATTGTAAAGATAACCAATTAACTTCTTTAAAAGGTGCACCTAGGGAAGTAGGCGGGTATTTTAAATGTCATAACAACCAATTAACCTCTTTACAAGGAGCTCCTAGGGAAGTTGGTGGGCATTTTTTTTGCACTTACAACCAATTAACTTCTTTACAAGGTGCACCTAGAGAAGTCGGCGGGAATTTTATTGCTGTAACAATCCGATGCTGAAAATGCTTGACGGAATCGGCAATGTTGCCGGGGAAATTGAAAGCGACCTATCGTGAAATTAAAACAGTTATTCGAATCAGTGTCTAAACAGGATGTAGAATCCATCCTAAAGAAATACGGGATTAAAAATTACGCAATTAACGATGACTTGTCAGTCGATGTTGATGGGGATGTGGATTTGCGTCATAGGCAATTAGAAGAAATCCCAGTCAATTTCAGCAAAGTCAGCGGGGATTTTTATTGCCAGTTTAGCAAATTAACTTCTTTGCAAGGTGCACCTAGAAAAGTCGGAGGGGATTTTATCTGCTCTTCCAACCAATTAAAAACTTTAGAAGGTGCACCTAGAGAAGTGGGCGGGGATTTTATCTGCTCTTCCAACAAATTGGCCTCTCTAAAAGGCGCTCCTAAAGAAGTCGATGGAGATTTTTCATGCGCTGATAACCAATTAACTTCTTTACAAGGTGCTCCTAGAGAAGTCAACGGGCGTTTTTGGTGCTATAGCAACAAATTGACCTCTTTGCAAGAAGGTCCTAGAGAAGTAGGTGGGGAGTTTAACTGCTCTGCCAACAAATTGACCTCTTTGCAAGGAGGTCCTAGAGAAGTAGGCGGAGACTTTGAGTGCTTTGCAAATCTATTAGTATCTTTACAGGGGGCACCAAGAGCAGTTGGCGGACATTTCGTGTGCGCCGATAATCCACATTTGATTTCCTTGCAAGGCGCGCCTAGAGAAGTCGGTGGGGACTTTGTCTGCTTTGATACCCCAAATTTGACTTCTCTTGACGGAATCGGCAATGTTTCCGGAAGAATTAAGCGTTAGATAAAAAGCAAGCGGGCCTAAAAGCTTATCACGAACGAGTCAAAAATGCAGGCATTGGTGATACGCCAGTCATAACTGAAATAATATGCAAATGGTCGTCATACAATTCTAAGGAATTCAGAACCGTAGTCAGAGGAAACCATTCGCACTTTGCTGCATCATCTGCTCCATTAGCACGAGGTAGACTTCCATCTGGATTCGGGCTCACTCGAATGTATACGGCAAGTGTATTCCGTGGAATTCCAAATGAGCGAGCGGGCGAATCAAATATTTGTGTTTTTACAATGCTTCCGCGAAGAATCTTCTCGGGCACTCGAACATTGGTTTCCTCTTTAAGTTCGCGAATGGCGCAATCAAGGAATGTCTCATTGCCATTTTTAAATCCACCAGGAAGTGCCCATTGACCTGCCCCAGGCGCCCGTGCTCGTTGGATCAATAGAACATGGCCCTGACACTCAAGCACGGTATCTCCGCAGTTGAAATTCAGGGTTTCTGGGTATGGATATGAAGCAAAGGTCTTGGTTTCTTTTTGATAGTAATCCCAATCCTGCTTGACCGATATAGGCATTGCTGGGTCATTTGATACAAACATTTCGTTGCGGATTTGAGTCGCATTGATATCAATTTCGGCTGTGATATCAGAAAATTTCCAATCAGGAAACCATGACAAGTAGAGATTTCCATCTTTGTAGTGACCAAACAAAATTGGCTTTTCATCTTCTACAAAATGTTCTACTGTGGCCCGAACATCTGTGATCCACTGGCTATCGCTATAAGGGTAGTCATTGAGCGGAACGATCTCAACGTTGGTGATACCGTGAGAATGCAGAATCATTGCGATGTATGCTTTTCGCTCTATGTATGACCAGGGGTTTTTGATGCTTCTACATTGATTTGCAGAGCCAACAAGAAGAATAAGCGTTTCTACTTGTGATGCAGCAACTGTGATTGCATGGATATGACCATCATGCAGTGGCTGGAAACGACCGATTAGGAAACCGATTTTCGACATTTTTAAGCTCCTTTAGAATGTCTTTGTTATTTAATTTATTTTTTCAACGATTTGAAAAAGTTTGCTGGTGCTGCTTTGAGCATTGCTTTGAAAACTGCTCTCGCTGGAAGTTCATATTGTTCCTCCGAAGGCCAACCTGCAACTGTAGGATTTTCTGATGTCCGGCCACACCGAAGGGTCAATTGACTGTCAAGTGCTTCTTCGCCAATCATCACCATCTCAATAGATGGCTCAGGGACAACAAGGGCCTGTTCTGAACCAGTAAAGTTCATTTCACTGACATAGAAGCACTTGCGTTCGCCGTCTTGATACTCAATGCAAATACCATCTTCATCTTTCAAGATGTCAGTTGCATGTTCACATGGGAGAAAATCTTTACCTACACCAATAATTTTAGCAACAGTTTTCATGATTTTTCTTTCAGTGGCATTTTGATTGATTATACCATCAAAATAGCCTCAAGTGAATTGAAGCATGAAGTTTTAGCTTTCTTTAGTAGAAAGAACACGTGCGGGTTGCCCCCAGTTTTACGATAGGTCGCCTTCAATTCGACCAGCTACATTGCCTATTCCGCCAAGTGAGGCCAAATTTGGGTTATCAAGGCAAATAAAATCTCCGCCTACTTCCTTAGGAGCGCCCTGCAAAGAGGTTAATTCGTTGCTGCGGCAGAAAAAATGCCCACCCACTTCTCTAGGCGCGCCTTCTAGGGATGTTAATTGGTTGTAAGAGCAATTGAAGCTCCCACCAACTTCCCTAGGCGCACCTTCTAAAGATGTTAATTGGTTTTCAGAGCAGTAAAACTCAAAATAAACTTTTCTAGGAGAACCTTTTAGCGAAGTTAATTTATTTTTACCACAACTAAAAGTCCCACCGACGTCTCTAGGCGCACCTTCTAGGGATGCCAATTTATTACTAAAGCAATAAAAATCCCCACCTACTTCCCTAGGTGCTCCTTGTAAAGAGGTTAATTTGTTTTCAGAACAATAAAAATTTCCACCGACTTCTCTAGGTGCACCTTTTAAAAAAGTTAATTGGTTTTGAGAACAATTAAAAGCCCCAAATACTTCCCTAGGCGCACCTTCTAGGGATGCCAATTTATTACTAAAGCAATAAAAATTCCCACCGACATCTCTAGGTGCACCTCCTAGAGATGTTAATTGGTTGAAAGAGCAATTAAAATCCCCGCCTACTTCTCTAGGTGCACCTTGTAGGGATGTTAATTGGTTGCCAGAGCAATTAAAAGCCCCGCCTACTTCCCTAGGCACGCCTTTTAAAAAAGTTAATTTATTAAAAGCGCACTTAAAGTCTCCACTGACCTTCCCAAAATTGACAGGAATTGAACTCAGGTTCTCGTCATTTAAGACCACATCCCCATCAACATCAACCGACAGGTCATCATTGATAACGTAGTTCTCTATCTTATATTTCTTTAAGATGGACTCTACACCTTGTTTAGAAGTTGATTCAAATAAATGTTTTAATTTCATGATAGATCGCTTCTAATTCGTCCGGTTATATTGCCGATTCCGTCAAGGGATTGTAAATTTGGGTTTTTAGCGCAATCAAAATGCCCGCCAACTTCTCTAGGAGCACCTTCTAAAGATGTTAATTGGTTGTAAGAGCAGTAAAAACCCCCACCGACTTCTCTAGGAGCACCTTCTAAAGATGTTAATTGGTTGTCGGTACAATAAAAATTTCCATCGACTTCCCTAGGTGCGCCTTGTAAAGAAGTTAATTGGTTTTGAGAACAATTAAAATTCCCGCCAACTTCTCTCGGCCCGCCCTTCAAAGAAGTCAATTTGTTGTTATAACAATTAAAACTACCGCCGACTTCTCTAGGTGCACCTTGCAAAGAAGTTAATTTATTGTCAGAACAATAAAAATTCCCGCCGACTTCTCTAGGTGCACCTTGTAAAGAGACCAATTGGTTACGAGAGCAATCAAAACGCCCGCTAATTTCCCTAGGCGCACCTTGTAAAGAAGCAAATTTATTAAAAGAGCAATTAAAATTACCGCCAACTTCCCCAGGCGCACCTTGTAAAGATGTTAATTTATTGTCAGAACACTTAAAGTCTCCACTGACTTTCCCAAAATTAATAGGAATTGAACTCAGGTTCTCGTCATTTAAATTCACATCTCCATCGACATCTACAGACAAGTCATCATTGATAACGTAGTTCTCGATCTTATATTTCTTTAAGATAGATTCTACATCTTCTTTAGAAGTAGATTCGAATAATTGCCTTAATTTCATTTTACTGACCGCGCAAAGATCTATCAATTATGGGTTTTTTATTATCTGTTGATGGCCATGAATAAATGTACTCGCCTGCATGATCTTTAACAATTAGGAAGGTATAGTTTGCAAAAGTATAAACCTTCATATCTGCTTTATATCCAGGAATACGTTCTTGGAATTCCATTGTTGCGTCAGTGACTTTAGTTCCAAACTTGACCAAAAACGATGCAACTGAATCGATTTCTTTTTTGGAGTTGGGGCCTCCGCCAATATGAGCAACGACCTGAATGTCTTCAATTCGGGTCGTAGTAAAAGGTGAAAACACTTGGCGACCAATCGCGCGGATGCCCTGACTCATATACCCCGGGAGATTGCGAACCATATGCCATTTGGGATCTTCTTTGCCAGCAGCTTTCAATGCAGTGTTAATGACCCGTGGCAAATCAGCTGCGGTGGGAATCATGACATCATAGCTAGCATCAATTATGTCTTCGAGCCCTGATAGATCCATGCCCATAAACAAGAGCAACGATTCCATATCCATGCGAATATTTTTAGTTGCATTTCCTGTGTCAGCAGCCGAAGCAGTGTTAAACTTTATAGACCTTTTTGCATCTCCACCAAAAGGCTTGCTTTTTGCAGCTGGTGCATTTTTACCATCAGTGCTTGAGAATTTAATGTCATCTAGCTTGGCACGAAACGTGTCTTTCGGGATTGTACGCTTTGGACCAGGGCCATCATCGGCTTCCGCCATAAATTTTAAAAATTTGGTTCGATAAGATTCTTTAACGGCCGCAGTTTCTAAGGGTTTGACAGAGTAATCCGAATTCAAATCTTTGCTTGTTAAGCCCATTAATTTGTAGTCACCTGAACCATAGCCACCGCCCTGAAATTTGAGGTTTTTGCTAACAATGATTGTTCTTAGTACAGAGTGAAACTCGGGCTCAATGGCGCCATTGTGTTTACCTTTTAGTTGAGCTATAGTTTTTAGGTTTTTTGTCAACTCGAAAGTTGCCCCTGGCAAACCTTCTGGGCCCTGAAGCGACCAAATTACCAAACTTCCATTTGTTACGTCTTTTGCATAAGTTCCTACACAGTGGGCCATGACTTCGCCCTCAGTTTTAACAAACTCTGCAGACAGAGCCTTTACTAATCGGAAACCAGGCGGCAATGGTTGCTCCATATGAACAATTTCGAAATCTTCGTCCCGCTTTAGCAATTTAAACTTCTGCTTCGCTATGTCTTTTGATAACTTTGCAGATTTGCGGCTTAGATACGCGTGATACGCCCGTGCATTACCAATAGCAACAACTGGTGAAACCTTTGTGAAGTCTTTTAAGAAATACAGGTCGGGTAAGATTTCAACGTTGCGGTCTTCTTGATTTATCGCAACAGCATTCAAATAGTCTATTAGCTCATCAGTTACTTTTTGTAAGATGCGCGGCATGCGAATTTTGCGGCCACCGGCAAAAATGTGTGCTGTATCCGGGCTTTTGCGAATGTATTCTGGAAACATTGCTAAAAAGTTTCCGCGCTCAATATGCGGGAACTCTTCTTCCAGGTCATCAATCACCGCATTAAATTCAGGGTACAACATGCTTTTAAATTTTTCTTCACTGGCGTATGCACCACCATGAGAGTCGTACCCGACTGCTTCGTTTTTGATCCAGTTCTTAAAGTTTGAATTAAACCATGTTCTGACTTTGGCTTGATTAGAACGCGGCTCAACACTCTTCTTCATAAACGTGTTAAAAATTTCGTTAAATGACGCAAAGCGTTCAATTACATCGCCAGATGGGTCGGTGAGTTCGATTTCGACGCTACCGCCATTTGCAAAATTGGCTTCGAATAAATGCATAATAAGATCCCTTGTAAAAAAATTGACATAAATGTATTTATTAGGGAAGTAAAAAGAAGGCCCGACAACGAATTGTCGGGCCTTCTTTAAAGCTTTGCTTACTTAGAAATTAAGTCGTGTTTCTAGGAACGGTTTCACTTCCAAAACATGGAACCCCATTTTCATGGTAGTTTTTCCATTTGTCGGTATAGTAACCGATCTCTCCACACTGAGTGCATTTAAACGCGCCAATTGAAATGTCTGCTTGTGTCGATTTTCCCTCAACCCATTCTTCGGTATAGTAAGATGGGTCCCAATCATCCTCAACATAGACATATTTTCCTGGTTCCCTATGAGTGCAGCTCATTTCTTCATCCAATTTCCACAAGTGTTTTTGATCACTCCATAGAATTGTCCATGTTGCTTGTCACTCCAATTCTTCTTGCATTCTTGCCAGGGATAATTGAAACTTGTGCCCTGGTCATGATGCTTGCAGTTTTGGCATACTGGTTCAATTTTTTGTGTCATATCACTCCTACGAATGACTACCGAAATATGGCCGCCCAATGTTTGATCTCTTACTTAAACAGGTGTAGTCAGTATGTGTCCTTTGATTCCAAGGAAATTTCCGCAATAATGAATATAGCAACGCATGCAAGAAAAAATCTTGCATGCGGTTTCCAGGCGGCAAAATTAAAATCCGCAAAAACGAACGCACCAAACAAATAAGATGATAAGATTACCAAAAAGGCTTTGATGGGGTTTTCATTTACATTCCAAACTGCTTACGAACTTCAGCTTCTACGGCACGAGCAATATCAAGCCCATCTGAAATGATATCAGAATTACTTTTCCACGAACCCAAGTTGGCTATAGCGATGATTGCATCATCGCTCAATAATGGTGGCGATGTAGGATTGCTCATTTCAGCCCTCAATCAAATCAGAAAATACCCGAGGGGAAATCCTCCGTGCAGCCTTACGTCGAGCTGCATCATTGCTCTTCCTTGCATCCCGCTGCTTACCTGCATCTGGTTTGGTGCAACAACCAAACCGACACTCAAGTTTAGCATTACGAGAATAACCATAAGCTTTCATACAGTCTCCGATTTATGTTAGGGCAGTTTCAGTTACTTATCTTTAGTCTCGTAAACAGAGATCACAGAAAACATCCCAAGAATCCACATTGAGGTATCAGAAAGCATCGCCATAACAGCACGCTCATAGCTACCGGTTTCACCCAGCGTAGCGACTCCAACATACAGAATGGAAAAGATACTTAGGTAACGGTAAAGAAGATGTTGCTGGATCATATTATTTTCCAAGTTGTAATTTTTCAGGGTTCAGCAGAATATCAGGAGTATTATACAACATTTTCTCGCTATGTGCAAGCGAATCCTTCAAAGATTGCTGGTACATTTCTTTGTATTTCCCCGAGTAGGGCTTTTTAAAATTTGTGTTCATACAATTTCCCAGTGATGTTTCCGCTGAACAATCTTCTTCCCATTTAGCTTGAGAAGCGTCACAACATCCTTTGGAATCGAATAGACTTTGACCACCCAATGAGTAGGCGTGATAGTAATTTTTGGATCCTTCTTCACTCGTCCAGTTGGGGTATATTGACTTTCCCGAACCGTTCGCTTGTTGAACTTCTGCATATGGTAAACGTAGATGCATCCATCATTTCTGCGCCCAATACCTGAAGATTCGGTCATAACAAAACCACGTGCTTGAGCATTTGTTGTTGGTCGGTTACAGAAATCGAAACCGCTTTTCTCTGCATACACCGGAAGCTTGAGTTTGATAGTTGCCATGGTTAAAATCCCAATTTGATTTGATAGACGAATTATACTACGAAAACGCTGCAATTTTACTTACAGGACATTTTATTGATGTGAATATTACTTGGCTTATTTTTGCCGGCCAAAATAGATTTCTGTGAACGTGGCTTATCATTCAGATATATCCAAAAGAACGAAACGCTTGGAAATCTAACCGCAAGATTTATCAAGATCTCTAAGGTATCCCCGTCGCTAGATACAATATGCAACTCTCGCAACGATTTGTTGTTGCAACATTCTTGCATTGCCAGCATTGCGATTAACATATCTACTGATTCCTTCCCGATATTGGGGGAAGAAACAACTTCGCAGCCATTCGACTTTACCTTTTTAGGTAAAGAGGCACCTTCAGTATTAACCCATACGTATTTGATTTCTGAGGAAATCTTTTGCGCAAGCTTAACAAACGAGGTCATATTTACCGAGTCACCGTCAAAGAAGACAATGATTCCCGGTTTAAACCCATTGAAAAAGCTGCGAAAGTATTTTTTAAAGTTCATTTTGTCTCCTGCAAAAAGCAAGCTTAAAGTTGACTTTGTTTGGCAAGAGACAATTTACGAGCAAGAAGACCTGCGTCACCTAGCCAACCATCTTTGTGTTCATTGATGAAGTTATCAACGTCAGATTAAGTGAAGGAAAAAAGAATAGTCCAGACAAGATGGGTTTGATCTTGAAAGGACTTTTCGGTGAAGTTGAGTGAGTATTTTTTAATCATGGGGAGATTGTACCATGATTTCGGAAGCATCCACTACTTTAAGCTATAATTTTAGGCTTGTCAGGTAAAACCTCGCCAATGATTCCAAGTACGGATCATTACGGGCATAGTCATCTTCAATTCCTAGGATTTTCTTTTTCTCATCGATGTTGGAAACCCAATCCACCGGCTCAAATGTTTCTTTAGCCTCTAGATAATTTTCGGTATTCATAAAAACTATCTTATCAGCCCAAAGAATTAAATTTACGCTAAGTGGGATTAAAGCTTCTTTTGACGTTCCGCAACTACGTGCGTTAAACCCCATTTTTGTAGCAACATCAGCGAAAGTTGGGCTGCGCAACATTCCAACGCTGCAAACAAACAGCAACCGCTTTTCTGGCCCCTGAAACTTATTCGCATATGGAACAGTCTCAAGAAAAATCTTCTGAGTCAAATGCTGCCGACTTTTTGGTTTCAAGTCTGAGAGTTTTGGCTCTTGTTTTACTACAGAGACGCAGTGCGGTTCAAACGAATCGTGGAATTCAAATTCAATCAGTTGGTCGGGATTATCTGGGTGCTGATAAGTTTGGGAAAAATAATTTGCCGTGAATTGGCCATCATTGGCACTTACTGGGTCAAGATGCTTGACGCGATTCCAAAGATCTTCAAGGTTTAGCATTTTGTTTATAGAGTATTGCTGTTGAAGGGAAAACTTGTCCAGGAGAACGTTGGTAAATCACTTCTCCCTCTGGGACTTTGTAAACTACAAAATTTCCAGTCACCATTGAACTTCTTTTACCGCTTCTAACTTCATAGTTTTCATCAAAGGCCGTAGTCATTTTAGCAATCACGGGTTCATTCAACGGCATGGGCACTGGCGCAAACGAAAGAAGCCAGACGATGGTAAGAATTGCCACAGAAAATGGAGCATGGAATTTTAATTCGCCAAAAAACTGTTCACGATCGCTATTGTCGAACAATGCGATCGTGAACAAAAGAACTAATCCTAGAACGAGGTAAAACCCGAAATGCGAAGCGTTTGGGTCTGGAAGCATTTCGGTGGTGTAGTACATTGTTTATTTTCCTTGGTATGACTTAAAACTGGTCTTTTTTGACTAAGCATATTGACAGTACTTTTCCGCCGGTGACACAATGAACACTCCAGCCTTCAAATTCTGGGAAATAAACTTCAGAGAAATCGCTTTCGAATTCATCGCCGTTATCAAGCGTTATGCCTGGAAAACGCTTCCATTGCTCAATTTCCGGAATGTAAACTTCCCTACATGTAGATACTGGATACGCCCTGCCGCTATCTGTCCAGACGTCCAAGTAAAAAGCGATAATGTTTTCGGCACGAACCCTGACATATCCGGCATCTCCAATTTTAATGGGCTTGCCGAAATGTTTTATTTCTACTTTAATTTCATCACTCATTTAGCGGCCTTCATTAGCCCAGTCAATTACCAACTTTGGCTTTGCAATAACTTCATTGAACTTATGGTCCCAAGTAGTGCCGTCGTATGAACAATAAGCCCCAGTGATTTCAACTGAGCCAACGAATATATCCATATCCCCATCATATTTAAAGAGCCCTATGATGCGCTGGACAAATTCTCCATCACCCTCGCATCCACCATCACTATCTAAAAGGCCAATCCAATATTTGTCACCTTCTGGAGTGCTTGCTGAGTACTTCTCAAATTCCCATTCACTGCTGTACTCGTTAGGAAACTGTTTTTTAAAAGCTTGGCGAATACCTAACTTTGACCCCTTAGTCATTTCTAAGATTGCTTCAACAGACATCACCATATGAACGCATTTGCGTTCTGCAATATCAACAATTTCATAGGTTTCTAGAGGGAAAACAAGTTTTAATTTTTCTAGTGCTGACATAATCAATCCTTAATTTATTTTTTGCCCCATTTGATTACTGTTACCGGCTTGGGGATTACTTCATCGTAATCAGTATCCCATTCTGTTCCACTTTCCGAAGCGTAAAACCCTGTAATTCTTACGAGCCCGACCAACAGATCGGACGGGTCCTGGTATTCAAGCACGGCAATTACTTGTTCAGCATGCTCTCCTGCGCCCTCATACCCGCCTTTACAATCAATTGCGCAGAACCAATATTTTGTGCCATCGCCCCTGGTAAATGCAAAGCCTTCTCCATCAGAAGCATCTTCCCAAGTTTTGGCCAATAATTGGACATAATTTCCGTTGCAATTTGCCGAAAGATTTGGGGGAATATTTCCGCTCGTAATTTGCTGTCGAATCAGAATTGGGCATTGATCGCTTGAACCAAAAGAAAGTTTCTGTTCAAACGTAAAGGTAATTCCATTATCCAAGATCTCAAAAACCTCGTCGATACTAATGTCTTCTTGGGATTCAACAAACTCTTTGAAAATCTTTACTGCTTTGCTCATGATCTGCTCCTTAAAATTACAAAAAACATGCTCATTATGAGCTTCTTAATTTACTAGAACTGTTTTTAGCAACATTCTAAATTACAACTGGCTCTGAATCGCCAATGAAAGTTTGCGGGCAAGAAGACCTGCGTCACCATTCCAGCCATCTTTACGTTCATTGATGAAATTGTCAACGTCAGATCGGGTGAAAGAAAAGAGAATAGTCCAGACAATACGCATCTGCTCCTGTTCGGATTTCTCTGGGAAATTTAGAGAATACGGCTTGATCATAGCTGATTCCAAATCTTTATCAAGCAAATACAGGGGCTTCAATCCCTCAAAAAAATCCGTAGGATCAATGCCCGGTTTGAAGTCACTTTCGTCATAGTAAACCCATCTAGGTTTATCATTTATCGGATCTTCATCCCAAAGTCGCCATGCAATAGGTTTAATCATGATTTTACCCCAGATTGACAGATTCTTCTACTTTCTTAAACCAGAACTCTCGCGCCTTTGTCGCAAGAGGACCACCGATATCCTTGGGTTCAATTTGCGAGGCCGCCATCACATCTAATTCTTCCTTCAAAATATCACCTACCACAAGCTTGATATATGCACCAGTGGACTTCGCACTAATCTCAAGTTGCAATTCTACAGCCTTTTGGAACATCTGCTCAAGTCGATTTTCAGTTGCTGCATACTCAATGAAGTCAGCAATACTCTTAACTTTTTCGACATCTACTTCAGCAACAGTCTTGACTTTAGAAACACTATGTTTTTCTCCCTTTATCTTCATCATCACCGACAAAACATCAAAGCCACAGTCCTGACCTTCTTCGACAACCCATACTACGCCTTCGCCGATAAGGGAACCAATTTCTGCATCGGGCTTGAAGTAGCGAGCAACAGGGCAATCAGCTTCAACTTCTTGAGTAATACGAACCAACTCATTTTGCATCAGTGCCGGATTGGAAAAGTCGATTTCGATTTTCCATGTCTTAAAGAAATACTTGTCAAAGACAGAAGGATGAACTTCGAACTTAAAGACTTCATCATAGACTACTTTTGGTTCCCAGTCGGTGCACTCAGCATCTTCAGAAACGCGAATACCGAATACCATGAAGAATTTGTCGAGGCCAGTCAAACCGACGCCGGATTGGATACTACCACCCGCCCATTCGCCGAATACTTGAATATAACCAGTTTTGCCCGGACATGCCTTTTCGATTCGATTGAACATGTCATTCAGTTCAGCACGAATGGAATTCCCCCAGAACCAGAAACCTGCATTATCTGATTCCAGCGACAGAATGCGTTCGCGAGACTGGAAGTAAATGTCTTCGGCAGTTCCGCCGACTTTGCGGACAATTCCACCATTGGACCCGTGTGCCTTGATAAAACCGACCATTTTCAGTTTCGGTACTGGCTTCCCGTGGTACTTGGCGCTAGATTGAATCTGCTTGATAGCATCGCGAAATTGGCCGATGCTTGGGAATTTAATCATAGGGTTTGTCATGATATAAGTTTTTGTTTAAAGTTGAATTTTACACTGTTTTCCGATACTTGTCAATCCCGGCTTTCACAATTGCAGCGAATTCTACGTACCATGATTCAGGCAACCCAGTCTCTTTGACTGCGAATTCGCGATCGTCGTCAAACTCAATAGTATGCATGGAATCATCAGGCGCTTCGAGACTGACTTCGCCATCAAGAACCCTAAGATTGATAACCGCGAGGCGCTCAGGCGCAAGTCGCTCATCATTCATCAGAGTGACAGTCAAGTCAAGAAACGGGAACTTCTTGGCAACTTCTGACCACTCAGCATAGACCTGTTCAATTGACGGCCACTTACCAATGTTGTCTTCATAATGAATCCTACCATCGGGATGGCACCAACCATGAGGGCCATAGATGAAGCAGCTCGATCCCCAGTCAGTCGCAACGTATTCGTGAGCGAATACGCCAAGAATTTTCCGAAGTTCCTCTACTGCGTCCCAGTCCGTCTGGGGATCGGCAGCATCGTGTGGTTCGCCGTCAACAACAAGAGTATCGAGACCAGAGATCTTGCGATAGTTTTCATTGAATTTTTTATCGTTGCCGCCAGAGTAACAGTAGGCATCAGTAAAAAATGGATCAGTACAAAAGATTATTTCTTTTGCTTGATCCACAGTCACATTCTTCCCAGTAACTAGCATCTGGGGCCACTTACCAAGACCATGCTTAGCAATGGTTTTGATTTTGATATTCAGTTCTTGTTCAGTCATTTGCATATTCTACTCCAGAAAATCGCATTTTACGCCACGTCTCTCAAGAAAATCCAGTCCTCTTCGATCTCGGTATTCTTCGCCATAAACAATACGAACAAATCCAGCAGAAAACATCATTCTGGAACATGGTACACAAGGTGACATTGTAACATACATTGTTGCACCGACACAAGAGCTATTGCTTCGGGCCATTTTCATCAAACAGTTTTCTTCTGCATGAATGACATTATCTTTGGTCGTTAGATAATACTTGCCCTTTTCATCCTCAAATGGATAGTCCGTTGGATCTGGGATATACTGACCGCCCCAATGGTCATCGACTGGAACACCGGAATAATAAACCCTGTCTTCGCAGGTATTATTCTCTCCAGACGGGGTTCCATTAAACCCGATAGCAAGAATGTTGCCGTCTTTTTCCACAATTGAACCTACCTTACGCCTTTCGGCATAAGACAGAAGTGCAGTGCGTTTTGCGACGTCCATAAAATAACGATCAAATTTTTCTTGCTTATCCATAACTAGCCCCAATTTAAAGCTTTAAGACGTCTAGTGTTTTTCTTGCCAGAATTTGGCATGCCTTACGATCTCGATTCCAAGTTCCGTCAGCTCGCTGATCAGTTGCAATTAACTCGAGAACATCCATGCAATGGCCCAATTTAATTTGAGCGGTAATCAATTCATGCGTGAGATGTTCTTTAGTTTCAGGTAATTCAAGCATGCTTATGTTCGATATAGGAAATCATGCTTTCAATCTCTTCAGAACATACTAGCACGCAGAACTTTTTAATTGCAATACTGGGCATTTGAATCTGGTCGGTAAACGTTCGAATGTATACAAGGGCACAGGCTGCCCGGGCAGTCTCAACCAAGGATGCTTCTGGATCATACAGATTCCATTCTACTTCAATACTTTTCCCGGTTGCCAAAGCTTCAGCAGCAGTTTTATTACCGATACTCTTACAGAAGTTTTCATCATCACGGCAGGCAGCGACTGCAATACGAATGTTTTTGCCAAAATTCAGTTCAAACACGAGAACGAATCCGCCTTTTGCAAAAAGTTGCCCGTCTTCATTACGGGGACGGACATGGCGAAAGACGGTTACGGTTTCTGTGGAATTTTTCATGAGTGGCTTTCTTAAATGAGTTTGGTTAGGGGCAAGTTATTCGCATGGTTTAGGTAAATAACTTAAACACGAGTTATTATACCACAGCAATTTTGGGAACTTCATGAAACCGCAAAATATTTTTCTTTCTCTTAGCGAAGCCTACGAAACTGCAAAGTTTCCAAAAATTACGGTAAACGGAGTTCTTAAGCATGAGAATAATTCGCAAGGCAAACCTATACACCACACTTACGAAGGCATACAACACTTTTACAAATGGTTTGGCAAATCCAAGGCTGTTGATAAACATGGTCGCCCAGAAGTCTTTTACCACGGAACAAAAGCGGAAATTCAAGCTTTTTCGAATGCTTTTATTGGCAAAGGAACAGATGCATATGGAATGGGCCATTATTTCATAAATGACCCAAACGCTGCGAGTGCTTATGCAACAAATAATAATTTGGGAACTCCAAATGTGGTACCAGTTTACATCAAAATGGAGTCGCCAATAGTGTATGGCGATGACAGTTCGTTTTCTGCCTCAATAATTAAGAAACTGATTGTTGGTTCAAATAAGCATAAAGAGGTTTTAAATGATTTTGGCGAAGTCTCTAGAGAAGGACTTGAAAAGGTTTTAGCAAATGCAGTTTCTAATTATGAGGACTTCCCAAAATTGCAACAGATGTTTATGCTGTTTAACGATTTCTATGATGAACGGGATGCTGAAACGTTTGTTGCGAATCTTCAGAGAGCCTCTAAGCATGACGGGGTTTTAGTAAATTTTGGAACAAACACCATTTTGACCGTCTTTGATCCCGGGAATGTCAAGTCTGCTATTGGAAATCGTGGCACTTATTCAAGAAAATCTCATGACTTATCAGAAGCAAGCAGAGCTGCATGAACAATGACCCTTCGGGTTGCCGCAACGGGATCATTACCGTGATCTTCATGCAGTTCATCTCCGAGTTCTGAAAACCCAGAGCATGAGGAATAACCTTGATGTACGCCTACGATGAGGCCCAATTTAATTTGCAACTCAAATGCATCTGAATTACAAGTTAATGGGTTCCAATGGAATGTATTGCCACCCTTCAAACATACAATTTTTCCATGCTGAATGGTAATCACAGGGTAGCCAAGCGACTTGGCTAAGGTCAGCAGAATTGTTTTACCTTGTTCGTTCATTATTTTATCGACTATATGCATCACCCGCGACTGCGAAAACCGCGATAAATCCAACAAACGAAATAAACATTCGGATAGGAACATACCAGTTGAAAATGTTAAAATCGGCATGAGCAAATGCGCCTAAAAGATATATGCTCAGAATTGAAAATGCAAATATGACCAATGTTTTCATTTTTGTACCTGACTTAAAGTTCTAGTCCTAGAGCCAGTAGACCTTCTTGGTGATTACCTTCTGCTTGTGCGACAGCTTCGGCTCCTGCCATGCCAGCAAAAGCTTTTGCATGAAACTCTTCATCTGGCAGTATTTTCTGAAATACGTCACGAATGTCCTGATCAATTCCAGAGTCTTCAGCCAGTGCCCTAATGCGATGAAGTCGCATCTCTTCAGCATGCGCCCCTGCAGCCATTAGCTGAGTCGCGGTCATTTCAATTTTCAGAATTGGTTCCCAGTAGCGAGTACCTTCATAAGTTGCTTCTGGTATCGGCATTCCTCTAGTCACAAGAAGTTCTTTTACCCATGAAGCATGTTTAGCTTCATCATCAGCAATGCGTTGCAAGATTGGTTTTTGCTTTTGTGGGGAAATAACAACCAGTTCCCGAATGCGGGATGCCGCAAGCATCTCCCCCACGTACTGTCGAGTCAGCCAATGGTTTAGTTTTTCAGTAGACTCTTTGATTGATGCTATCCAAGTTTCTACAGTTGTTGGAGTTTTGTTTATAGTCATTTAGTTTCTTTCTTTACCATCCAAATAGCCACGCTGATATGCGGAAATTTTTTCTTCTGTAATTTTTTCAAGGACAGACTTCAAAGCTTCTTCAGAATTGCAAACGTGGCAATCTTGCACATATGCGGCATCGCATTTTAGCAATGCGATCTCGTTCAAAGCAAATTCAATTGTTTCGATTGCGGTCATTCCTCCGCTCCTAACTGTCTGCGAACTTCAGCTTCGATGGCACGGCCATAGGCGTGAACATTCGGTGGGGTGCTGATAGCAATGTCACTAATTTGCTCATCACTCAACCATGGCGGCGTTTTTTGTGCTGGGGGTGGGACAGCGTAGACGGTGTGGCACTCATCGGCATTGTCAATATACGGTAACTCAGGGTGGCGATAGAACCAGTGCTGGTCTGCACATCCTGGGCGTTTCACTACCGTCACGCACCCATATGGTTCCACCGGCTTCAGCGCAGCTTCACGCTGGCAGTTCAAGCAGCCGGCATCAGGAATAACTGCTTTCCATCCGCAATCATTGCACAATTCAAGTGCTTGTTGGTCATAAGTCACCGTAGCTATGCTTTGAAGCGCATTGCGAAGGTCTTTCACTGCCTGATCAAGTTTACAGCATTGAGAATCGCTCAGGAAGTCTCTGTCGTTATCGGCTTGGTCAATGTCCACTAGAACAGTTAGCGCCTGTTCCGCTGCTTTACGTAATTCACTCATCATTCACCTCGTATTCAATGACCATGTGCATAAAATAAACAACCCCTTGTGGTACGCCTTGCGCCCAATTTATCGCGGCGATGGTGGCTGCTGTGAGCGTGTCGCAGCCCATGCGTTTAAGGGCTTGGTAGCGCGTCACTCAGGCCGCCCCGCTTACCATAAATCCTCCGAATAAAGTTCTGGTTCTGGATACCCACCGGGACGACGGTTTAGTTGACCATTTACTGCAGCAAGCGCCATTGCCGCTTTTCGATTCAGGAACTCACCATTGTTCGTGATAAATCCCTGCACATCAGGACCATTAATACCGGTCCCTGTTTCTGTGGCAATATGGCGGATGACGTTGTGGTGGCGATTTGGCTTTGGTAAAGACCAAACCTTTCCGTCATACTTGACCGCCACCCCTGTTATTTGGGTGCTTTCATCCATCATTCTACTCCAAACTGTTTAATGTTTACTCGATGCGGCTTCCCATACGCGCCAGTAGTTCTGGATCTTCGGGCTGATGTATCGGCCGGCATCCATCACTGCAATGTCGCCCATCTCAGATTTTACGAACTCCTCAAAGGCTTTGCGGTTTTGTGTCTCAGTCAACCGTTCTGGTGTTTGTGCTGGCGATGTTTTTGACATGCATCCGCTGTGCTCAGGCAAGCTTGGGTCATTGAACAGTTCAAGCAATTTAATTGCTTTTTTTACCATCGCATCAGGAACTTGTGCTGGTGGTGCAGCACGATAAAAAATTGCCACCTCATACAGGTTTGGCATGCCTTGAAAATCAAGGTATCTGCTCTCTTTGCATGTGCAGAAGTCATCAAGACCTTTGCGACGGAATGCGTAAACAGGCTTTAGCGCATCAGATGTTTGCTCCGGCTGCGCAGTGTAAAGAGGTATGCCCCTTGCGTATGCAGTTGGGTCAGTTGTGACACAAGATGCATTTGCAGGATGCATCCATGCCACCGGATCAGATTTGTGCGTCATTTCGATGATTTCACGTTGATTCATTTATTTTGCCCCAAATTGTTAAACATTTGTTTACGCACTGCGGTTTCGATGGCACGACCATAGGCGTGAACATTCGGTGGGGTACTGATAGCAATGTCACTGATTTGCTCATCACTCAACTGTGGCGGTGGTGTTTGTGCTGGTAGTGCGTCTAGGTATTGGTCTGGGTATCCATCACCGCAATGATTGCAAGGCTCCATGCTGAAGTTTTCAAAGCACTTCATGCATTTATCCCATCCATGTGAAGGCTTCCAAGGGTACTTTGGGTTTCTCGTTTTACTGGCTACATTCCCCGGCTTCAGCGCAGCCTCAAGTGCGGTGCGCAACGCCTGACTTTTCTTTTTGCGTAAATGGTTTGGGGCGAATAAGAGATCGTTCACAAGCGCCATTAATTCGTCAATTTGCTTAGTCATTTATTTTGCTCCAAACGCTGTTTACGCATTCCAATTTTGACAGCTTGGGTTGCTATCTCGGCAATCTGATCAATTTCCGCATCTGTCAAATGTAGCGGTTTTTGTGCTGCGCGAATACAACCCATATGTTCTCGGTGATACGTCATATAGCCGCAACATTCACAACGTACATCTTGCAAGTTGTGCTCTTTTACCATCGAATCCAACTCTTTCAACCGCGATTGGCCTTCTTGGACACCAGGGAGCTCTGTTTGAGGTTCAGTATAGAGCGGGATTAGTTTTTGACCAGGAGAATGACGCTCTGCATACCCCCTCGTTGCACTTAGTTGGCCGTGCTCATTTAGCCAAAATGCAGGTTCATGTTTCTCGGCTCGGTCAATAGCGCTACGTAATGCTGTGATTTCAATATCAAATGAATAAATTCCAGAGTCGTGGTCAGCTAACACTAGCGCTTCTAGCGCCATTTTCATTACATCAATTTGTGTCATAATTTACTTTCTCCCGAGTTCGGCCGCAGCACGGACGATAGCGCGACGAGTAGCCGCTAGGTACTCGATTCGATTTGTCTCAGTGTACTCTAGGTCACTATGACCATCACCGACAATAGTCACCCCATTGCAAATCTTTAATTCCATATTCAGCTTTGCAGCCAACCTCAGTGCGTCACCATCATCAGTTAGTGGGTTCCAGTAGCGTTCAAAATAACAATCTTGATTTACCCAACGCATACCTTTATGCGTTTCGACCGACCACCCATTAATTTCCCAATAACCAGCGGCTTTAGCAGCCAGCTCAAGTAATTCATAGTCTGTCATTTATTCCCCCTTAAAAATAGCAAACAACACTCGACATACAGCGGCAAAAACAATCAAGCCAAAAGTAAACGCCGGAGAAATGATCAAAAGGATAACCGTTAATGTAATTACAACTATCAAAATTGAAATGAATAGTGATAGCCCCCCTATAAAAGACTCCGAGTCTTCGAGAACTTCTTGAATATTGTGCAGTTTCATTGTATGAAGGGTTAATTAATTCGGAATTAAGCGAGATTGCCTGCGTGTAAAAGAATTATACACTGTTGTTGACACTGTCGGTCGCTAGCTCAGAAATTATTTAGTAAAAGGGTTTTCTCCTTTGACTGCATGCTTTTCATTATTTCCTAAGTCACAACCTGGTTCCCACTCGCCAGGGCAATCACTAAGCAGTCGTTGCTTACACATGCATAGTTCTGAACTACTTGGGAAAGGTAGCACATCACGATGGATTAATTTCATTTGGCTGGTATTGTCAAGTGCTTTACTCACAGAAGGCGTGTCGAATCTGCCACAGTCATTTGCAAGAACTGCTATAACTTGGTAACTTTGCGCAATAATCTGCTGAAGCTCATCTGTTACTTGAGTTAGATGAACATCTTTAAGTTCGCCATTTTTAGGAAGTATTGTCTGGTTGGCAAAAATTTCGCCAAGATTTAGTAGAACATATGAGCTTTCAGTTTTAACCAGAGTTAAACCATTGTGCTTAATGGCGGCCAGAGCCCCTTGCAATTTTCTACTGTGCATCAGCAAAATTTCAATTTCAGCTTGTAGGCGGGCACGATTATGCGTACCTTCTGTTTCATTCTTCCATTGATCTGCAATATTCATTAATTCATCAATTTTATTCATTTTGTAAACCTTAAATCAAAACATGAATCATATTCAAAAACACCTGAATGCTCTTGAATATGACTCCGACTCCCTAAAGTCAGAACCATACTGTCTTTGATGTTTACTCTCGGAAGACGATCCTCAAGCTAGAAGTCCGTGCTCCATGTCGCTACCCATGGATACATTTTACCTATGGCGGACATAGCCAGCCATAGCGCCGAAGTGTGCTGTCTTTACTAGGGATTTGCAAAGTCAAGCATGGCGGGACATGTTACCGGTACTTAGTATACCACGATTTTAGTGATTTACTCTTTTCCTGTCAGTTTCTCGTATAGATGCTGTTCAAGAACGGCCCTAAGATCTTCGATGTCACAAACCGAATATGATTTGCCACCATGCATGGTCACGTTTCGCATTCGTTTTGCCAGTTGACTAAACAGAATTCGATCATCAAGCCTTGAGAAAAGAAGATCAAATTCTCCTTCGCTAATATAACCTTCAGGTGCGGTTTTGGTTACATGCTCACAAAGTTCGTTTAAATCAGCTTCAGGAGTTCCAGGCCAAATTCCATCAATGATGGATTGAAGTCTTGCAACTTCATTCTCCAGGTCCATGATATGATCAGCAGCAGAAAGCAATAATTCAGAAGTTTCCTCCTGATTCATTTTCTGAATTGTATTTTTGAGAATTAGAGAACTAATCTGAAGTTTTTCAACTAGGGATGTCATTTCGATTCGCTTCCTTCTAAAGATTTCAAAAGATCTTGGCGCTTACCGGTCCAATTGCAAGATTGGCATTTGACATGAGCAACATTGTCATGCATCTTGACTGAATGACAATAGAATTCTCCGGTGTTAATTTCAAACAAAGTATGTTCACTGACCAGAAGCCAAGTAGATTCGCAATTGGGGCAATAGTAAGTCATTTCTTACCTTTCAGACCAACATCGGCCTGGTGGGTGTAGCGCAATTGGAAGTTCCAACCATCTGTTTTACCAGTCAGATCTGGCTTGTTATTTGGATCGGTTTTGTAGGTCACCGAATAGTCCGAAGAGTGGTCAGTAGTTGCGCCAATATACTTCCGAACCGAAACAATTTCAACTTTGACTCCCGATGCACTAACCCAAACTTCGCCTTGAGCGAAAGCTGGTCCAGTTGCTTTGTGAAATTTGATTTTACCGTTCATGATGAATATCCTTTTGTTGATGGTCAAATTATACCACTAAATTCAACACTCTTCATCATAGAAGGTAAAAATTGCATTCTCACTAAAAGATCTTAGTTGATACCAACACGTTCTTTCATACGGTTCATCAAATCAATTGGATTCATGTGCCCCTTGGCTTCTATCATAGCCGCAGCAAAACATTCTTTAACAATCAACTCAGCGAACTTTTTATGCGCTGTGTCCAGATACCCCAGTGCAAGCGTATCATCGTGAGCCATTTTGATGCCTGCTTCTCTTGCGATCTCTCTAATTCGCTCGTTCATCACGGTGTCTCTTTGTAATCAACATCTTCCAGCAGCTTGGCGATAGTTGTCAGGTTATTTGCCCAAACTCCACTTTCTATTGTTATCCAGTGTTCATCGAGCTTAAAGCTGTCACCAGCAATTACCTCATACTTGATGTTGTCAGCACCGGATACTTCAAGTTCCATAAATGCCGCCATGAATTTGGTGCATTGGTTTTTGTCGTAGAACCTGAATTGCAAATCCCAAGTGCAGATGCTGGCTCTGCCTTGAATACTTGGTCCGTATGTCATTCTTCGATTCCAAAATGTCGTTTCAACATAGTCTTGAACAGTTCTGTATCATCAGCAGAAATGTTATTTGATGCTTTATACCCAACTTCATCAATAATAGCAAGAACTTCATTGAGCAGCAGTTCTCCGAACCTTCCGATGTCCTTTGGACTGGCGATGTAGTCGCCCTCATCCCAATTGCTCGGCAAGCCCATGGGCTCGTAAAACCCAGCCCGTTTGGTAATTTCTTTAATTTTCTTGTTCATACTATGTCACTCTTCATCAAAGAAGGTAAGATTCACATTCTTACCGTGGATTTCTGCTTTTGCAAATGGAACAAAATGTCGCTTGGTATCCCGAGAGATCGGACCACAGTCCATACCCGCATGAGTAATTGCTCCCATTAAAAGGGATCGCAGCATCAGATTGAGTTTCTTCTTACGTTTCCGACCGTTAAGCTTCAGAAACTTGTTGGTCATTTTGATAGTGATCATTTTCAATCCTATAATTGGCAGTTAGTGACTTTGCGATATTTGACAATGTGTAATTCGTTCGTTCATATTACCACCTCACTCTGATAGCATAGCCAGTTCCTTCACAGGGCTTGTCGTCCACGCTACCAAGCCCACCGCCGATAGTGATCGGGTATCCGTGAATATCCACAGTGAATCCCAACTTCTCAAGTTCAACCTTGAGCAATCGTTGTACAGGAGTAAATTCAGGGTCGCGGTATGGTCTCTTATCAACCTTCACCCAGTCTGAGAGGTAGAGATAGTGATTTAACAATACTTCACGCTTACCCAAAGTGGCCTCTGATCTAACCAATTTGTCAACACATTCCAATCGTTTTTTAACGGTGGCATCACTTTGCTCAACCATCTCACGGGCTTCTTTTGCTGTGATCATTTTCAATCCTTTGATTGGCAGTTAGTGACTTTGCGATATTTTACAATGTGTCGATATGAGTCATTGACGTTCCAAGAGGCATCCCACGCCAGCGATTGGGCTTTGTGAATATGCCCATTAGACAGCACGACTTCGATTATATCTTCTTCGCTCAATGTAGATGGGGCCAGAGGCAATGTTTGAGTATTGAGAATCCATTCATCGGAAGAGTCAGTCTTGGTTTCATATTTCTCACATTCAGCTTGCGTCTCAAAGATTTTACCGTCGTCGGTCAGACAAGCCGCCGTAAGTTCCATTACCGAGTATCCATTGAGCCATGGTTCACCATTCTGTTTCTTGATGAAGTATACGGGGTATTTCCAGTCTGGAAGCGAAATGCCAACCACGACACATAATGTACCGTCCAAACTAGCTGAAGTGTTTACGATCTTGACAAGTTGTCCATTAGGGAAGAGTTTCATTGTGTATCCTTTGTTTTGATGGTGATAATTATATCACAGAAAATCAATATGGAGAACATTTGTTCATCACCTTTACGGTCAATCCCGAAACAAAATAGAAACATCATTTTCATTGAGAGTCACTGGATCGCCATGCTGAGCAACGAGAAGTAGTTTCTTTACCGCCAGTAGTCGTTCCCCTTTGGTCCTAATATAGAAGTTTACGTAGGAGCAACCAAGCCGCCGCTCCCAATCAATTTCGTTCTTCTTTGCCGCTCTTCTTCCAATCCAAGGGAATGTTTTGGTCCGACAAAAGACTTTGTTGCGAGCAAGGATACCTGAGATTTCTTCCTCTTTCTCTGCCTCAAGACGATCAATGTCATCCCGTAAATTCTGAATAGATGTGTTGGCAGCTTCGATGACTTTGGCTGCTGGAATTGTGATCGTTGCCATAATGTCCTTTGTTTGATGGGGTCTTTTGTATCACGAAAACTCAACTAAAGTCAATTTGGTGGTGCACGGAAAATAACTTTCCCATCAATCACGCTCAGCGATCCGCCGTTGGATGTGGCGTGACCGTTCTTGTCAATCCAAAGATCATCACCATCGGAATTTCCTGCGAGCCAACGAGTTTCTCTCTCATCAATTATAACGAAATCGTCAGTATCGACTATCTTTTCGACCCTCAGAGAGACAGCCACCGAATAGTATCCGTTGCTGGAACCATAGAATCGAATATCGACCCAACCCTTAACCGTTGCGAGTTTGTAGAAAGTCCATCGCTGATCCCCATCATCAGTTTCGGTATCGTTGATGCTTTCTTCTGCGAAGAGAATTTCTGAACCTACTAAGTCTTCAAGATCGCCGACAATGGATTCGATGTAAACTTCCTCGCAGCAATCCTGAACATGGTCTAGTTTGAATTTTGTACCATCATCACAGATGAAGGTTATGGTGTAATGGTCACTCATGACTGAGCTGAAAGACTTACCCTTCAGCGTTTCAAATGCAACAGATTTTGGATTAAGTTTAATTTTCATGATTTATGCGGTTTTCTGAGGACTATTCCGAAAATCCTCATGGTATTGGGTGACTACTACTTCGCGAGCTTCAACAAAGTACCAGCGTTCAAAAGTTGCGCCGTCGTATGAGTAGTATACTCCATCAAATTTCACAAAGCATGACTCATCAGTTTCACTATCAGTGAACTTGTATACGCTCCAGAATTCTGTACCTTGGTCTTCGCCGCCACAAAAATCGACGATCTTTTGCTCTAAGCCGGATTTGAGCATCAGAATGGCATTGATGTCGCCATCAGGATAACCATGGAAGAATTTATTCAAAGTGGTTTTATTTGTTTTTAGAAAGTCTTCTACTTTTTGTTGGATAGTCATTTTAGATTCCTTGAGTTGATGGCGAATTATACCGCACAAAAGTCTACATCAAGCCGAGAATTTCTCTCTCTTCTTTGGACAATTTGTTCAGCGCAACTAATTTCTTTTCAGCTCGCTGACGCTCTTCTTCAACTCTCGCCAACTCTCGATTGCATTCGTAATCCAAATCATCCATACTTTCGAGAATTTTCTCAGCTTCCCGAACAGTCAACTCATCAGGCAAGATAATCGGAAAATCAATAAGAATATCAGAATTGCCGCAAAGAAGATCAAATGATTTCCCATTTGATTTTACAACCCAAGTAAGACTTGTATATTTTGCCAAAAGTTGAAGCAGCTTTGTTTGATAATTTGCCTTAAACTCAGCAAGCTGCTTTTCCTTTTCCTCTTTCCGAAACTGCTCAATTTCTGCTTGCTTTTCTGCCTTGGTTTTACGCTTTTTAGGTTTCTTTGGTGCGTCTTCGGTCACAACAACTCCGGAAGCAATGTATTCGGCCCATTCTTCCTTCATTGCTTCAAGCCGTTCGGCGAAATCTCTTAGTGCTGTTTCCGTATAGCAACCGGGTCCACCAGCTTCGATGTGGCAATGTTTATCCAAGCAGTAGTTATACTCGCCACCTTTCCACCCATAAAATTTTTCTGTGATGGCTCTGTCAACGCATTCCAGCATGTCAGCGGAAGTCAAGAGGTAAGCTGATTGAAATGCAATCTCGCTATATTCGCCTCGCCACGAATGTGGATTGTTGAATGCATTTACGAATTCAAAATTTGGGTCCGTTGCTTGAACATTTTCCAGAAATTCTTTAACTGCGAGCAGAGTGGTCATTTTAGATTCCTTGAGTTGATGGTAAAATTATACCGCAAAAATCAACTAATTTGTCCTATTCACATAAGAAACCCAGTCAAAATATCGAACGTTCTCAATCGAAGCAGTCTCAGAATTATCGGCATAGTAAAAAGTAGTTGTTTTCTCGTCGATGACCACTTTCCAGTATCCTGAAGGAATCGGAATTTTACTTGCTAGAAACAACGGGAAAGCCCCGTAAACGGGGATAGTGACGATCCATAGGTCAGCACCAGACTTCTGCCAGCGGGTTCGTATACGAGTTTCCAATGCCTTCCATGCGCCCCTGTTCAGCTTTGGATTTTGAGGAGTTACGTTGCTCATCCAGTAGGTTTCAAGCGCCTCCTGCGGATTTGACGCATTATCAGCAGCAGCTAAATGGCCTCGATCAAATCCGCTGTTGATATACATTGACGGTGAATGATTGACCAATAACCTACGATCAACTCGAAAATTTCCGCTGCGAACCGTAGACCCAACAGCAACATTGCTCTTCAGTTTTTCAGAACTAAGGATCGGATGGTTGTTCTTTTGATCATACAGGACCACATAGAACAGATTGCATAGTTCTGTCGCTGATGGGACAGTAACTGGGGTACCATTTGGATATAGGTCGGGGCATGATGCTTGAGCCTGGGAATAGATAAGCCCGAAGAATATCGAAATAATTGCTTTTAGCATCTTAGCTTCCTGTTTTAGTCATTTTTCTTGATGTCAGTTAAATTAATTCATCTGGAACTTTTACTTTTTCGCCAAGTTTGCTTACTACGTAGCAGCGGAGGGCTGCAAGGAGAGGGGTTTCTCCGTACTGAACAATGCGGGCTGGGTGCTGTACGTCGTGAGTCATTGAGACCCAGTTACCCGCACCGGATGCACGCAGGTTTAACCGCTCTCGTTCAATAATTTGCCCACCTCTTGCCCAGTCGGTTGAGTAGCTTGGCAGAGGGTTGCCCCAAGCATGCTCGTAGGCTTGCCACTCTATAAAGCCTTCTTGCTCAAGCATCCAAGGGCACCGGGACGGGTGCTCTTCACACTTCGCTACCAGCCAGTCCAGAACGGTCCCACTCGCTTCTGAAACTTTAACGGTTTTCATGATTTAGTTCCCTAGTTTTGCTTAGTATGAGTAAACTTCTTTAGCGAATGGATCGTAGCAGAACTGAACGTCCCATTCAAGAATATGTGGCTTATCGCCGACATACATGTACTGACGGAGGTAATCCGCATGATCAGCGTCTGATCCCGACCACCGAAGCCAAGATGAAGCCTTGGCAAAAGCAGCAGACAAAATAACGATGGCTTCCTTCTGATTATCGGTTTCTGCATTCAGAAAATCTTCATCCTTGACCAGGGTCGAAAATGCGTTTTCGATATGTCGCTGGAAGTCAATGTCAGGGAAGGCTACGCAGAGTGCCTTTTTGTGTGTCATGATATATTTCCTTGGTTCAGCGTTTTATAATTAAGCATACCGCGGAGTTGAATAAAAGTAAACGGTACCGAAGTTTACGATTTCAAATGAACAAATCCACAATGACAACTATGATCAAGATGGCAAACAACAGACGACAGGTATCAGCAATCATAATATATTTCCTTGGTTCAGCGTTTTATAAATTAAGTATACCGCGGAGTTGAATAAAAGTAAAGACCGGCACGTCTTTACTGACATTCATTCTTCCCCTACTGAGTAGAACACGTCACGAAATGGCGAACCGCTTTCTTCGTTATCCCAGAAGGTGTCATCGTAAGACTGGAAATTTCGGTAAACTACGAATTTCATTTTGTTTCCTTCAGTTCAGCGTTTCATTATATTAAGTATACCGCAACGTTGAATAAAAGTAAAGATCAAACTTTACCGAAGCTGCAATTTTTGATGAACTCACATTCGCTGCCGAAGGTACAGTAGTTGCCAAAGTTGCAGTAGCTATCGAAGCTGCAGTAGTTGCCGAACTCGCAGTGGCTGCTGAAGATGCAATTACTTCCGAAGGTGCAGTGTTTGCCGAAGATGCAATTGCTATCGAAGGTACAGAAGTTGCCGAAAGTAGAGTGGCTTCCGAAAGTAGAGTGGCTTCCGAAAGTAGAGTGGCTTCCGAAAGTAGAGTGGCTTCCGAAGTCGCATTCGTCGCCGAAGTTGCGCACCTCGGAATAATCTCCAGTGGGGCACTGACGCCAACCGCTGATGCCCATAGGCAGGGCATCAAACTCTTTCTGGGTGAACTTTTTCATAATGTATTTCCAGTACCGTTAAAATTCAGAGAATTAAAACTTCCCCGTTCCAAATCTCAATTATACCCTACACTTGAATAAAAGTACAGACTTGTTATTTGTCTATGACAGACGTGACTGAACTTCGATTTCAAGAACCGAAGTGTCAAATTGAAGAGCGAAGCCGCGCAATGCGATCTTTAAGTTCTTGCTCTTGTGCCTCAAGCTCTTTAAGCTTTTTGATTTTATCCTGTTGATCAGACAGTAGCTTCTCATACTTTATCGGAAACGCCAACAATTCCGACATCTGTCGATGTATGTCGGCAATTATAGAAGGGTTTGAATACTGTGCATCATTAAAATAAATCGGTTCTTTTGGGTAATCTGGTTCATCTGTGTAAAACGTCTCATATTGCGGTTCACGATCAGAATATTCAGTTATCGTGTTGCCACCATTCCATTCGGAGTCCTTATAAGTATGGCGCATTCCTCCCACATACCCGACAATTTTAGTGCGATCATAATGCATGACTGAGCGGACACGTTCGCCCCGTTTTGCTTTTTGGGTTTCTGCGTCAAACCATGCTTTTGCATTTGTATTTTTTAAGTGCTCGGCTTCGATCTGTTCCTCTAGTTCAATCTTACGCTTTTCCAATATTTCATACTGCTTTAGCACAAGTGGATACAAAGCCAGAGATTCCTCTGGAGTTGCAGCCATTAGCAAATCTTGATCTTCGATAATTTGGCCCATGGCTTTTAAAGAAATCTCTACCCATTGCATAGGAGTAAAATCGTGGGATACGAAAATCAACCCTTCTTTCCGAGCCAAATCTGGCAGTTTTTCGCGAGCATCTCGAAACCGACCATCACTTCCAAGATACTTGCGTGAGCGGGAAATATCACCGTGGACCAAAACGCCCCTATGAATGATGCAATATCCATCAGAATAGAAAATAGAAGTTGAGAACTTATCAACTTTTGCCCGAATGAAACGACCAGAAGGCGAACGAATTATTTTAACAGGAAGACTTGGAAGGACATTGAGCCAAGAGCTAACAAAATCCAAAGGAATGTTAGTTGCTTTGGAAAGCATTTTCTGGGTATACGGCTTGGAATTATTGCACGTAAACAGAACCAATTCTTTAATATACTGACATTTTTTGTCGTAAGTCATGCCGGAGTCCGTGGTCTTAAAAGAAAATTATAAAGTGTTTAAGTTCTTTGAACTTCATCATTTACATCATACCTGACTCTGAATATCCAATGAAAGTTTACGGGCGAGAAGACCTGCGTCGCCTAACCAGCCATCTTTATGATCATTGATAAAGTCATAAACGTCGGATCTAGGGAAGGAAAAGAGAATAGTCCAGACAAGATGATTCTGCTCAGGTTGAGATTTCTCTGAGAAGTTCATTGAATAGGTGTTGATCGTTTTGATCAGAGGGGTCACCATCATCGCCATAATATATTTCCTTCAGTTCAGCGGTTTATAATTAAGTATACCGCAACGTTGAATAAAAGTAAAGACTTGTTATTAGTGTATGCCAGACGTGACTGAACTTCGATTTCAAGAACCGAAGCGGTGAGAAATTGTTCGATTACCTCAAGAATCACCTAATAGCATCAAGCTCTTCCTTCAGACGTTCATGGAACGTCGATTCACCATCATCTGCGCTTAGCAGATAGTCAATCCGATGAACATAGACATAGGCCTTCTTCAAAGCAACCAACCCCTTCTTGAACTCATCCAGGGTTTCTTGGCTATATTCGGTATAGAACGGTTCCGTTCCGTTCAAGTGAGATTCCAACGCATCAATGACATTCCGGATGTGATACTGGTCATAGTTAAAGTGTCCGCCGCTCATTTGTTTGTTTCCCTAGTCAAGATAAGAACATTTGTGTTTGTTGATAGCAACCCCGCAGTCATCAGAAAATTTACCCCTTGTACTTGCCCAGATTTGCTGCTGCTTGCACTATCAACATGCGAGCCACGCTCGCCCTCGACTGTCCCGAAGAGACATCACCGAATAATGGTGGGGCGCCAATCAATTCTACCGGCAGCCCAATCTTTGGGTATTCGACTTCGACGCATGCCGGAAAATGACGGACGGAAATTTGGAGGTCAGCGGCAAGTTGAAACGCATCATCAGAGTCAGTCAACGGATCCCACATTCCAGCCCCAAAACCAATGGAGTCGATCATCTCCAGTCCGACTTCACCGTCATAGCCTGAACCAGCGTAATCAACATGGGGGATGCCAACGGCTTTAGCAGCAAGAATCAGGATACCAAGTTTAGCCATATTGCCCTATCAAATTATTTAGAAATGTTCACGAGCACTCGATTGTGCAAGCACTGAATGTTGTACCCGCCTGCCAAGATAACTTGAATGGTAACCCAACGATCATTGACCTTAAAGGTTCCTGTAAAACCATCGTGACTGTACCGAACTTCAGCAGATTCCACTGCTTGGATGCCAGCTTTTAGAAGTTTCTTTGCAATCATCACATTTCGCTTATCAGCTTTAGCAGCAGAATTCTTGCGAACAAATTCTTCGATTACCGCAAACGAACGGCCGTCGAAAACGTTGTACCAAGTTTTTCCGCCAGCAACAGCAAACAATGCTGGGTAAAAGCCGCCAAATGCGCCCTTCTTCAAAAGTTCTTTGGCTTCTTCAGAATTTTTAAATTCTTTAATAGCAGTGATGCGTTCTTTTGCCCAAATTACGTTGCGATCAGCTTCAGCTTTATCAGATGAAGCAAAGAAGGATTCGAGGGATGTGATGATGTTTTGCATAGATGCAATTATACAGTAGAACCTCGCATATTTTGGGGCATTTCCAAAATCTTTAAATTTTTTGAATTCCAGCAAGATGATCCCCAGAATCCATCGTATCGGAATTCCAGACGTTCTGTAGATGATCATAATTAATCCGAATCCAGTCCTTGACCGAATCTAAATCATCTAGTTCTAATTTACAAATTCCCGCTCGAATTTCTGGTTCAAGCGAAATGGAAACACTGAAGTTGTCGACAGCATCAAATTTTCCTGAGGTATTCGAAACTTTGATTCTAGGTCCATGCTTGGCTCCACCCCTGGGATAAACCCAAATGAAATGACCTAAACCCGAGAATCGAGTAGATACCGAAGTCATTTCATCCAGTTGCATCTGGTCGGGTGAAGTTTCCCCAACAAACAGTTTAAAGTTTTGCATAAGGGGTTAGTTCCCTGGAAATGGCAAATTTTGAAATTCTTCTTCAGTAATCCCAATGAATTCTAATGGATTGGGATAATTGTCAGAAACCTTCCATTTTATTTTGTCCCCATGTTTGAACCCGACCCATCGGCAATAACCGCCGTCAGACATTCCAGCAATAAATCCTGATGGGGTTTCATAAAGATCTACGGCCCAATTATCCATTCTAGGGTAATTGGGCCGTAGATAAAACTTTTCAATAGCAATTTTTGTATAGAGTTGCTGAAACGTCATCATGTATGCTCGATTATTTCTATTCCAGCCATTTTAATGGCTCGTTCACATATAGGACAGGGTTTAGCTAAACCATAACCGGTTTTTGTAGGTCGACTAATGAAAATTTTATGGGCTTTATCAATTGCGCGGCATTTAATAATGGCATCAATTTCAGCATGCAAAAACTTTTTATGAGGCAAGCCTACAGCATTTGCGTGCCTTGCTTGGATAGTATGCGTTTTAATATAAGAATTCTTACCGACTGAAAGGACCCTTCCGCGTTTATCATAAATGATGGCGGTTATTTCGTGCTTTATTGACATTGTTTCGAGAAGAACGAAAATCGCTCTTCCTTGCTTCCAAGGAAAGTATCATGCTTTTTATCTTTTGAATTCATTTTGTTTCAGTCTTGTTGCTGTTCAAATTGTGATCTATATTGCTCGAAATCTTCGATGCGATAGGACTCAGCCTGTTCCCACTCCTCATATAGAATTTCAAAGTTGCCGGATTCTGCAATCTCAGAAAGCACAGACGTGCAAAACAAATAAATTTCAGATTCGTAATTCTTCAGAGAGCACGCAAACGTCCATCGACCGGTTGTTGCATCAAAGTGTCGCACAAACCGCTCATTGGTTTCCCATTCGTCGGGCATATAGCACAATGCCCCGAATGGAATAAAATTGGCACGATTTTTCATAGCGAACTTTTCCAGGAAAGGGAATTTCCCAATAAAATGTTTCCATGAATAATTACCCTCCCCCATGATTGAGCAAATCATGTCGCGATATTCTGGTTTGATCACCACATCAGCACGAAAACCGGTATACATTCCCATAATTTAATTCTCCAAATCGGTTTTAACTGTTTGCGCTTGCGTTTAAACCTTTTAAGGTTTACCGGAAATAGACGCTCAGCTATTGTACATCAAATACTTCTTTCAGCGTGAACTTTGTTTTTCACGACAGAAAAGATAATTAGCTTCACTTCGACCCCGTAGTAATTTAAGCTGTGTGGTTTTCTTGGGTTAAAGATGAGTGGTTCCCCAACATGTAGCTCTTGTGTTTTCTTCTTACCCGAACTATCAAAGTAAGTAAGTTCCCCTGCGGAACTATAAATGCTTTTTGAAACGGCACCAGTTTTAAACGGGATCACACAGAACAAACATGGGGCGCAAACATCATCGTCATGTTCCTTTACCGAATGGTCATGCCACTGTATCTCAAAGAAACCGCCAGGAATGGCCGAATCAAAATTGCGAGACTGTTGTGGTAGGAGAGAAAATCCGAGCTCAAGGACTTCTGCGCGAATTTCATTTTCAGTTTCAGAATCAAGTTGGCTCATCGGGATGAGACGGTTTACAAAATCCCCTACGGTGGTAAAGCGTTCAGGAGAATCTAGGAAATCGATTGAGGTTTTTGTGAAGTTCATAAGCGAATTATACTACAGATTTCGCCAAATTGCAGTTGCGGTTTTTAAATCTTTCGGAAAGAATCCTGCGGGCTGAGGCTGCGAAGAAAGTTGTTCGGGACCTGATTTAGCCAGACCCCGAACTCGTGATTCTACCCAGCAAGAATTGCATGTCTGTTTTACGGCAGGCTCAGAACATTTGCAGCTTGCAAACTGAAAAGTCATGGCTGAACTTCAATTTCTTCGATCGTCCAGAAATCAAAGCCCGAACCACATTCTTCGCTCCACTCATCATCCCAGATATCTGGGTATTCTTCTTTAAGACGGAGGAATTCCTGCTTGAGGGTTTCCTTGTGTGAAAGAACAGCCATTATTGCACACTCTTTACTAAAGTGCAAGGACAGTATGCCGGCGACAGATCCTGGCCCATCTGAGTACAATGCAGCGAAGACTTTCATGTTCACCAATCAATATTAATTAAGTAATTTCCAGGAGCAAGTTTACCTTTGGCAGCAAGATCTTCAATGATCGTTGTGACGTCAGGATAGAAGTTTCTATGCCACCAAAGTTCATTGTTGTAGCTCATATTGACAGGATCGCGATCCAACCAAGCACGAAATGAAACTCCCATTTTATCAGTGGAAGTAGTTTCTGGGATTGAAATATTTGTGTAATCCCAAGACTCACAAATCAAAGGAATACTAAATTCATATACTCCTCGATCTTTACACCCGGCTTGCTGCTGGAATGAATATGGCTTACCATATTCGGCAACTACCATAGCATCCCATTCGGAGTCCTCGATCATATTGACAGTTTTGAATTTCATTTCAATTCTTCTTCAGTCGGTTTACGGCATAAATTCCAAATGACTGGGGCGGATTTTGAAGTCCAAGAAGTAGTACCTTCTGCAAAAGTCATAGGGTGTCCAGTAAGGGATACACCTGCAAAATACCGTTTATGGCAATTTTCGTTATTCATAGAAACGATTACTTTGTCATCAATTTTGAAGTCATCCCATTCAGACACTTCTATGAGTTCAAGATTTGAGTTTTCGTATCGTGATACTCCATGAATATCCCAAGTGTAAATCCCATATACGTTAATTCCGATAACTGGAAAGTTTGTATCAGGACCATCAACGCACAAAATGCGAACAGGTTCACCGTATGCGGTTTTGTATTTCTTATCCATTGAAATCATATAAGTTCCCAGTTTTAATCAGACTCGGGATCATCAACAGTATTCAAAATGCCAAGCATGGCTTTTGCAACCGTGATGGCGTCTTCCTTGTTGTCAAAAATCAACCCACGATCAAAAAGCCGCCTTGAGTATTCATGACTTGAGTATTCATGGTCCTGCCAATCAAACCAACCATAAAATGTTTCGACGGTAATATCCGGATAAAAACAAGATGCGCCACGTTTAGGCCACACGGTCATCGGACCAGGAACCTCAATCCCATTGATAATTTGTGTCTTTGGTTTCAATCGGTATTCGGAGCGATAGTCCAAATCACGGAGAGACAGAATGTCAGCCCATTCTCCTGATGACATTCTGTACTGAACTCCTTTACCTAAAGCAAAGGCCAAAATGTATTCGCAATTTCTGTGTTTCATAGTTTGATGTTTCATAGTTTAAAACGATTATAATGTATGCACTATTATTCAATTTTGATTAAAGCTGCTCTGAAAGTAAATTTCCCAATTTCAAATTCCTAAAACTTTCGCGACTTGTTCAACCCTAGATCGAACGGGTCCAGTCAAAACATTATACGGTATTTTGTGCGCCTCTAAGTAATCTTCGTAAAATTTTTCTTGCAGCAAGCTAAACTCTTCAGGACCCCTAGTGCCGTCATTCACAAATGGAAAATCCCGCTTGCATAAAAACACAAAATCATAGTTCCGATTTTCAGCTTGTTCAGTAATTGACATATCAACATAATTGTACCATACGTTAGAATAAAACATCGTTACTAACGGAGTAGTATCACAAACCACAAAATCAATACTATTCTCTTTAGCATGAAGAACCGCTTTATCCTCCATGCGACATTGCACAGAACAAATATGACGCATATCGTCTTTGTTATAAATGTTCCCAATAAACTGGCCAAGAATGCGTCCATATTCTTGAACAACGGGGATTTCCAAAGACTGTGAAAGCGCATTTGCAAGAGTTGTCTTCCCAGAAGACTCTCCACCAATAAGAGCGATTTTTAAAGTCATAGTTTGATTTCCGTTTCACAAATTCGAACGTCATTTTTATCAATGACTGCTTTCAACATGATCTTTCTTACATCTGTATGAATGAACTGATGATGTATTGTACTGTCATTTCTTAGCAAAGTTGCACTAATGGGAACATTTTTTCGTGCTTTGTCGACTTCAAAATGCTTGACTGGCTTGCCCGATCTTTTTGAAAGATATGCTGCGAATCCAACGCCATAATCTTCAGATGTAAACACAATATCAGGAAGCATATTTGCAATCTTTGCTATTTGAAAACAGAATTCCCTATGAACATCTTCTCCCCCAAAGTCGTCGGGTATTCCTTCAGTTGGCATAATTACGGTGGCAGTTGGAAACCGAGATGCTAACATCTTTTTCCTAACACTTGCTGAGAACCCAAGATCCCTAGAAGTGTAAGAAATGATTAGCAGTTGGTCAACTTTTTCAAGCGCAGTGTTAATCAGCAGCTCGTGGCCAAAGTGCAACGGGCAAAATTTTCCAACCACCAATCCAATTGTCATTTTACTTCTGCGCCCAAGAGTTCAGATTTAACAGACCCGTCATCATTGACATACACTGTATCGTTTAGATTTAAACCTCTTACCCCAGTCTCAAATTTAAAAGTAAATGCTTTTCCAGCGTGGATGACCCTGCTCGTGTGGCCCGAAGCTTGCGCAGAATACGAACCCGGGTTAAGTTTGGTCTCAACGGTTTCAGGCTCTTTAGCTTCTTGCGAAACTGGCTTTCCCAAGACTTTTGAACGAACCGAACCATCACCATCAACAGTAATGGCGTCAGGTACATTAAAACCCTTGACATAATTTTCGAATTTAAATACGAATGTTTTATCCCGATAGACAACTCGACTTTCGTTGCCTGATGCAATTGCGGGGTAAGTCCCAACTTGAAGGTTATCGCCGTTAAGTGATGATAATAAATTATACACGTTCATTGTTTTGCTCCGTAATAATGATTTTCCATTTGTGCCATGCCCACCAAGCATGAACCCAAAATGCTGTGTACATGATTGCAGTAGGATACAATTCTCGACTCCAATAAAGGGGAACTGCAACAGTGTTTACCAGGATCCAGAATGGCCAGTTTTCAAGTTTTCGGCGCATTAGGAGTAATTGTGCAACAACGCTAAATGTCAACACTAAACTGTCAACAAATGGTGCATAAGCCGTAGTAAATGTCTTTAGAAGTACGCCATAACAGATCGCAACAGATACTGCGCCAATAAACATGATCAGAGAAGATTTAGTCGTGGCTTTAGAAATCTTCTCGCTTGGTTCAATGAATGAAACCTTCCAATCAGGATTGGCCCAGCTGTACCAACCAATAAACCCTGTTAGTACAAAGAACATTTGCAACGACACGTCTGCAAAGAGGTTGAACTGATAAAACAGCATAGCATACAATATCGTGCCGATAATCCCAATCCACCAAGAATGGACACTGTTACGACCGGCTAAAAATACGCAGAGAACAGTTGCAAAAATTGCAGACCATTCAAGCCCGCTTACGTTCAAAAAAGCAGTAAAAATTTGATCAAACATAAAATTCCTCACAGTTCAAAATTGATTTATCAACCCGTAGATCCGGGCAAAAAGGCATCCTATTGGCCTATTGGCCTATTGTTCGATCCAATGCCCCAATTACGTCATGTAAAGGCGTGAAATTGCAAATTGCTGATAAGGCAACCCAGCGAACAACGCCATCAACATAATTGTCGAGTGACACATGTAAAAATCCCCTGAAATGTATTGTACTACAAATTCAGGGATTTCCTAATGCTTTAAAGAATTACAGCATTTTTTCCAGTTCCTCGATGCTCATATCTGCCAGTGCAGCATCCTTTTTATTCTGGATCAATTCCATGATGCGCTGTTTCTTAGCAGCAGTTTCACGTGCTGCATCCCGAATATTCTTTTCTTCGAGCTTAACCGCAATGATGTGCTTAACAACTTCGATTTGAGCTTCTAGAAGACTGTTGCTTTCGGTTTTGACTTCAACAAAAGAGGGTACGCTGCTAGCTTGGATTTCCTTGTGAAGTTGGCGAGCAACCCCATCTAGAGAAACGCCTGTGCTAGAAGTCAGCGGAAGTGCCCACAGATCTTCGGTAGTGATAAGACCTATTTTCGACGAAAAACGGAAACCTTGGCGAGTTGCTTGTTCAAAAATGTTCATGACTTTTCCTTTAAAATTAAAAAACGATGTTAATAACGCGTGCAGTTTTACCAGTTACCCGGCATACTACCTTATTTTCAACTGTACTGGAGAATCCAACTCCGCTCAATTGATCCTTCGTGAAGCTTGGCTTATTCTTACTTGCCAAAAGTTCAAATACTTTGCGGTGTGCATCCAAATCGCTGCGCAAGAATTCATTATAAAAGCCTCGCGAGGTTTCGTCATTCTCGCAGCCCTCAAGCATAAAGAAGTAATGTTTATTACCGACCTGTTGCTGCCAATAATTCGGTGACAACATCATTGCGTGAACCTTCACAAATTCATTCGTTGAGATGCCCCAAACAGTTTGTTTCTTTGCAACACCTTTTGACCCCTCAATATCAATATTGCCTTTACCGTCAGAAGTCAGGATCGCAACTTCGGTATTGATTCCGCTTCGACCATTATCTTGAAATTCAAAAGAGTGAATTGTCCCCAGAATCTGAATCTGAACGGTAAATCCTTTATTGGTTTCCTCTCGGCGCGACCACTGATTTACGTACAGACGATATTTTCCGGCCTTCATAGTCTTGGCGTTTGAGAAGAAAATATTTTCAACTGGTTGACGCGTAGTTCCGAATGCAGCATTCATGTCGATGTCTAGTTTACCGCCCGAACGGGCGGTACGAGTGCGGAATGAAATTTCATTACCACATGGGCAGATCAAATGCAAATCCAAATCATCATAATTAGACCAAGCCAAACGGCAGCAAACGTCTGCATCTACGTTGCCTCCTGCGGCTTTCACACGTTCCTTGATGGCATCAGCAGTTTCGCCGCGATAAGACCAGCTAAAGTTGTTGTCCCATTTGAAAATTCGCTCTGCAGTTGCATCGTCCGCTGTCACCAAGCTAACCATTTGATTGGCGTGCTTATTATCTAGCAGCAACTCAATAGAAGTTGCTGTTGGCAGGTACTCGGCAATAAACTTTTCGATAGGTACGTCTTGTAATTTGTCCAGCTTTTTAGGAGCCGAAGAAGCCGTTGCTGACAAGTCTGCAAACACACTACCAGACAAATCAGCTTTAATAGAGCGATCTGCGAACAGCACATCATTAATGGACACATCAGACAGGGAAGCAAACCGACGACTAAAAGCACTCATTAGCCCAAGTTCTTGAACCTTTTCTTTGGCCTGATTAATCATTTTTTCAGTTACCAAAGCGGTTGGCCGCTTGTAATTGTGCGGTGCTACCACAGTTTCAAATGCTTTAACAGCAGTCTCGAGATCCATGCCTTTGCTTAGGTTATTCAGCAGGGTTCCAATTGCGCTGTTGTTAATTCGGGCGACTGCGGCATTGGTGGTAGCAGATTTTTCCCATGAAAACAATTCTTTATTTTCGGCTTTATCAAAAGCTTGTTTCAACGTTAGGAAGGAAGACACTGCAAACTTCTGTTCAGCTCCACGATATAGCGTATTCTGAGCAATCAGCTCCAATACGGTTTCCAAGGAATCGACTGTAAGCTCTGTCAAACCACGATGAAATACATGACGAGTAGATTCAAATTCACTCTTTTTAGGACCAATATTCTTTTCCGAAGCCTGCAGGCTTCGTGGAATTGTCAAGTAAAAGTGATCGTGGGGGATAACTTCATTGCCACCCGCCTTTTCAAAATTGCGTTCAATGCCAAATTTTGGTTCTGCGGTCAAAAACACGCCAGAAATATCACATGACCGTACGTAAGCTGCAAGAGCATTTGAAACTTGTTGATATTCTGGTTCGCCTTTGATGAGCGCATCCCAAATTGTATACACTTTACCGTCTTTAATGGCAACAGCACCTCCTACTTGGCGAATAACTGCTTTACAGCAATTACAGTCGTGCTCTGTTTTAACTTTGTAAACTGGGTTCGAACCTTCTGGGAAGGACGAAAGATATACTTCCCAAATTTTGGTTTTGTCAATATTTGCTTGAAACAGTACTGCTCCATCAGCAGTCATGTCTTTGAATGTTTTAGCAACTGCAGCCCGAAAGTTTACAAAGTTCATAAATTACCTCTTAAAGTTTAAAAATTAATTATACAACAAATTCTGGATTTTACCCAACTATTTTGACAACATCTATTTTTGCTTCCACTAGCTCAGAAGCCTCTCGCTTGATTCTCTGTGCATTTAAAATCAAAAAGACATTAAAGTCGCCGTAAGTCATAGTGGTAACCAAATTCTTAAAAGCCTTAGAAACAGCTTGTAGAAGGTGAGACTTTCGGCAAATGCCAAAATCAAAATATCGCTCAAACGCAATAACAGCAGTTTCTTCAACTGCGCAACGCATTTTATTCTCTGGTGCAGAATCATTCCATAATTTTGAACTAAAGAGCGGAGAATTCAGATTTTCCCTCATTAGTTCATTTGCAGGTCTGTTCGGGTGGGCAACCATTTCGTGGAGCTTGTCATGATCAATTTTTCGGTTAACTGCATCCACAAAAAATTCATCATTCATTTTATCCATCTTGATCCGCTTTTTAGAATGCACTTTTTCCCAATGCGTTCTCAACATCTTCAGTAAAGCATGATCAATTTCTGCTCCGGCGACTTTCATCAAATGGATATGAAACATAGTCTTTTCCCACTTGATATCCCAAGCAGCATGAGAAACTTTAAGCGTGAACAAAAAGTTAAGATCTAAAAAGACATCATGCTTGTTATTTTCTAGCATGTATTCAGACGCTGAACCGAACCACGTGTTTTCCAAGAGAAGTTTGGATGGACAGGGAGAAGGCTGAAAGGGCAGATTTTGGGACATGATGTCAATATCACCAGGCGGTCGATTTAAATCGACCCAGTGCGATAAGGCGACAGACCCAATAACTAAAAATTTACGTTCTGGTTTAGGCGTCATGTTGAATCACTCAACGCTAAATTTCTTCCCATCTACCAGATAAGAAATAATGAGCTGTTCGGCAGCTTTTAAAAGAGTTCTAGGGAAAGCGGTAACTACATCCCCGTTGGATGTGTGCAAAACCACACGAACTTCGCGTTTAGCAGCATGGTTCAGCTTCTGAACTCGTGCATCGGGTAGAGTAATAACTGATCGTTTACAGTCGCCTGTGTCCCAAGAAACTTCTATTTCAGACATAGTTTTTCCAGCAAATACTCCCCACCCACTTTGGATTACAGTCCCATAAACAGGTTCTGCTTCCCAGCCAGAGTCGGTAAAACTTACACGATCCCCACAAACGAATTCATCCACAATTTTCATCTTAGCTCCTTAAAACATCGTAGCAAATTATACTCTATTTTAGCTCCAGAGGTTGCTAAAATATTTGCCGAAAAGCCGTTCACCGTTTTCTACTCGTTTCTCGTGTTTCATCAGGCCGACGCGGTCGATTTCAATTGACGAAATTCTTGCAGCTATAGAATCATCCTTCCGATCATGATGGGTAAAGAACTTTGAATCTGAATTCGGATCACATTTCTGCTCGAACGCCCAAATCATTTCGTCTAAAATCCAGTCCCAGCGTTCATGATGATTGCCATCAATATCGTTTGGCCTTTCCGCAGGTTTCAATGTTGAATGAAGCCAAATCGGAACATCACAATCATCAGTGAACGGTGCGCCCTGCTTTTGGTGCTTTAATTGCTTTAGCAGCGGGAGAATGATTAGGCTTAAAGTATCGTCCGCATTCCATGTGTCATAAGAATCAATTCTGATTTTTACTGAACGGCTACGTTTCGAGTGAACATATTCGCACAGCTTAGCAAATTTTGAGTCCCCACCGTGTCGATCCTTTGCCAGCCAGTCACCAAAGGCTTCCACCTTTCGGTAACCGTCAGTAATTTCATACTCGCTGTCATACTTCTTTACCCAGAAGAACAAAGCTTCAGCGATTTGGTATGGGCCCCAATAATTCAGGAACGGACCAATTTTGACTTTCATAATTATCCTTTACGAAAAGGCACAAGCTTCTTCAATGGCCATCAGCGCATCAATCATTTCTTCACGAGGAGGCTGCTCAACATCATACCGTTGATTTTCAAAATAACACCCTGCCAACTGTTCAGTCGTCATTGATTCAAATTCGTTGCGAATTTGCTTGAGTTCATTGCGAATGTTCATAATAAAGCTCCTTAAGTGTTGAGAAGTTTATTATACTATGGTTTTGCGTGCCAAATGAAAAAGTCGTGTAAACAAACGTGTTTACACGACTATAAGAACAATGCTTTGTTAATTCTTTTGAATTGCGTCTAAGACCTCTTTCGCCTTGAATAAAGGGGAATCTGTTGACATTACCCGCAAAATTCGTTCAAGTTCTATTCTTGACATGCGCTTAGATGCAACCGCACCGAGTAGAGAAGTTGCTGCCTTCTCAGCACTTAGTGCCCCAAAAAGGACATCCATGACATACTGAGTGTTATTCACTGAACCCTGCATAGTTGCCTTTGCAGAATTTTCTCGAGCTGCTAAATCTGCTTTGCGTTCTAATTTAGAAATGCGTTCTTCATCCTGTGCTTCAGGCGAAGCAGCTTTTTGCGACCTCGCATACTCTCTGATCGCTGTCATATAGCGTGCGTAATTTGGGTAGTTTTCCAATATGTGCGGGTTGAAATGTTCTGCTCGCTCAGAGGCGGAAGTTTTAGCAGACATGGCAGTAATAACTTCTGGGTGTTTTGCTTTTTTAAGATTCAGTGTCATTACATAGAGTTTATGACTGAACAACTTTTTCAAAAGCGGGCGTGCAGCTTCAGTATCAGCTTGAAAGAGGGAATCAACAAGCGCCTTAGGAGCATTAATAATAACTGCCCTATCCATTCCTGCAGGAGCGTTCATCATTTTACTATAGGTGAAAGAATTACCGAGGAACGCCAACTTTAGCAGTTTAGTAGTCCCGCCTTTTTTAATTGCTTCTACTTCTGCATCATCTAACGCGTCAACTAATTTCCCACCACCGCCTTTTACAAGGTAATAATTTTTGAGTTCTAAGTGCTCTAGGTAAAGTACAACGCGAACTTCGCTCCTGTCAATTCCTAAGAGCTCTGAACCAATTGTGACAAGGGCATTTTCATCGTCATCATCTTCAGGTTTTATTCGCTCTGGTTCTTCGTCAGGTTTTTGTTCAGGTTGCTCATCAGGCTTTACGGTTTTAAATGCATTCCACCCACGCTTAATGGCATCCATAACCCCCGCTTCAGATAGATAATTGATAGATGTTAAAAGTGATTTATCCATAGAAAAAGCCCTGCTAGTTGATGTTACGCTTATTTATGTAACATCAACTAGCAGGGCTCCATTTCTAAATCGAATTTATGCTTCTTGTGCCTTTAGCCTGAAAATAAAGGAAGGGGTTACAGACTTGTCAAATGAAGATTTCTCCCCATACTCCCACCACATTTCAACAGCCTCATCAGGATTCTTCTTCCAATGCTGATAGACTAAATTCTCTATAACTTCCATTTCTCGAAGATTTTCTTTAATTTTCCAAACCTCATCAGAGAATTCAAACTTCCAATTAAACCCTTTCATTCGCTCTACAATTTGGCTCTTCGGGGCGCTGGTAATCTCAGGTCGCAAAATTTCAAAAACTTTCATCTTTTACCCTTAAATTAAAAACTTTAGCCGATTCCAAAAATTTATTCAGGCTTTGGAATCTCAATTTGTAAAATACGAAGGAAAATTAATAAACTATAAAATAAAGGAACAAACATTACTATCCAATTCTAAAAGTTGCAGATTTCAAAAGTTCACACAGCTGGGACCTAGTCATTAGCGATCTACCGGGGCTGTGCTCGTCCATGTCATCATTATACCTTAAATGCTTTACAAAGTTTTTGTAGATTACTAATTCCCCATCATTTACGACAATATGCCCTTGAACAAGTTGAGAAAATAGCTGATGCCTAGAATCCTTCGTGATCAGCGAAGTTAACCCATTTTCCGCTCCAACCAAAATCATCTCAATTCCATTGACAAGTGCCGACTGGCCGAATGCTAAAGTATTAATCTCCTCAGGAGTTTCGCTTAAATTTATCACTTTTTATTACAATCCTTTTAAAAGGGCGTTTACTAATTCCGTATTTCTGCGATAACATTTATCCACAATCGCGATTTGTTGATATGCTAAATCATGGGAAATACATGCGGCTTTATCAAGCGGCCATTCTGCAAGCTGCAATTTTGCAATTGCATCGCCATGATCAATAATCACCTGCAACCCACTCGTTTTTGCAAGATGTTGCATTGCTTTATTTTCCCGCAAGCATGACATATAAAGCATCCCTATATCATGCGACTTGCAAAAGACTAAAGTTCTGTCCATGAGCCTACGTGCCAGACCGAAACCCCTAAATGATGAGTCTACTGAAATACCTAGTTCCGCACTTAGCCCAGAACCACCTTGCTCTATACCAGCAACATGAGCAAAGGCTATTAAAGTTTTTCGATCTTCATCAAAAATACCATATGCTTTAGATGCATCAAGATCAACCGTTTCATTTACATACTTATTCAGGGCGAAATCACCAAGTGCGGCAAAAAACCTGAGGTACCTATCATTTGGTGACAGGCGAAGCAAATGAGCTAAGATTTCTGGCTTATCATTGTTGTCTAATTCGGTAACTAGCAACCGCAAGTGATTATTGATTTTCATTTTTAATTAACGGACACATTTGGTGAACCTGTTGCAGCAGAATGATTCTTACTATCTTTATCACCGACACGTACAACAGGCTTCCCATTTGCAAAAACATTTGGTGAACCAGCAACCTTCGAATGATTCTTGTTATCTTTATCACCGACTCGCACAATAGGTTTTCCATTTGCAAAAACATTTGGAGAACCAGTTACTGCAACCTGATTAGCAGAATCTGTATCTCCGACTCTAACAATTTTTGACATGATTACTCAAGCAATCGAAAAAATGTTAGCAACAAAGCTGCAGGGATTACAGATGCCAAAGAAATCACTACTATAGAAGCCAAAATAGTGCATAGTAAAAATACAATGGTTGCAACGCCAACTGACGCTGCAAGAGCGCCAGTAATAACTAGCAAGCCGCCTAGTACGGCAAGCGCAATTGCGTTAAGCATCAGATTTTGACCCCTTAGAGCCCTTCGCAAAGTCGCCGTAGGTGCGAAACTTTTGCCACCAGGCATTAACCTTTGTGTGCAGTGGCGTAGTTTTAGCTGCGCCCTTTTCACCACGCTGATGCATGGCAGTGATTACTTTAGCTTGGGCTTTACGTTTTGCGTTTTTGTTATTACGTGACATTTTCTTCCTTCTTAAAAATTACTGGAGTTGTTTCTTTAAAAACTTTATCATTTGCGAACCAAAAACGGTTTGATATTGGTTCAGCAACGGTTAGTCCTTCCCAACCTTCGGCATCCATATCATAGCTGCCGTATGCCATTGTATCAAGATTTGTTTGACAATAAAACTGTATTGGGCGTTTAATTATCGTGTGTCCTGAATAAATCATGCTTAGTTCTTGACCAAAATGTTTATGTGGCCTCTCTAGTTCAGACCATTGTCGGATTTTTTTAATTTCGGCATCATCTAGTGTCTTCTTATACATGCGTTGAAACATGAATCTGCCCCAAGAAATGCAGCGGCCATCATCTGTTTCATATTCAGAAACAGCTTTGAATATTTCTGGGTCACTTAAATCTGCGTCAGTTATTTTTTCACTGCTATATAACTCTGCATGGATCACATGATAACGTCCACCATTTGGTAGTTCGACGGTAATAATATTCGGAAGGTTCATGATTTTTTCATAGACAATGCGCCCAATTGAATCGGAAACTTCGTCTATGCCGCCCTTATATTCAACTCCCCATGACCCGCCGTTCCTCTGCCAGAAAAATATTCCCGGTATTTCATTAGAGAAATAGCCTTCCATTAGTTCTTCATGGTTACCTTTGACACTATGGAACCAAGGCTCATTTAGAAGGGATAAACACTTTTCATTTTCTGGTCCACGGTCTATCAAGTCGCCAACTGAGATTAGCCGATCAACCGCTTTGTCAAAATTAACGCCATTCATAAATGCGTTTACACAGCTATAAGAACCATGGATATCACCGCAGACGAAGTCTCTACCCTGCACGTTTGCAGGAAGATTTTTAATTTTGCGCATTTTGATTTATTTCATCGATTTAAGCAAAGCAACAACCCTTTTTGCCTCAGCATCTAGGTCAGTAACTTTACGATTGTGTTCTCGTGTAGTAGTGTTTTTATAATCTGCCCCGACAGTTCGCTGCAACATTGAGATGTACTGCGGACGACAGCCAAGCATTTCAGCAATGGTTCCGGGTTCCCCGTGATTCCATTCAAATACTGTTCCGGGCTTCCAAGCTGCTTCAATGTCTTTAAGCATCTGTAAGAACACAGGTTTGCTTTTTCGAAGCACGGTTTCATAATCTGTTTTCAAAAAGAACTTGGATAAATTCTGCAGCGCATCGAATTTTGACATGTAAATATCAATGGTCGGAAACTTTCTAAACCAATCGTCTTGTCCGTAACTTCTAACTTCATACTTAAACGTTCCTATAGCAAGCAGTTTAAAAATTTTGCCTTTTGATTCGTCATTGAATTCTTCCGGATGGTGATGCATGATGTATTCTAACATCTTTTGCATGTCAGTATCGCTATCGTAGTCTTTCTTTTGCATTCTCGACACTATAGAATTAACGTCATCGTCTGCGATAGTATCTTTAAATGTTTTTAACTCTTCAATTTCAACATTATAAGCCCCAGCAGGGAGAATAACTTCAGATTCTACGCCGAACCCCGTCTTTCGAATATCAAGCCCTTTGCCCGCTGGAATTTCCGTTTTGAGCACAACCCCACGGTAGCCTGTAATTCGTTCTTTTGCTTTCGACTGATTAGAGATGTTCGACCACATGCTAGCAGACATGAATTCCATATAAGACGGTTTAGTTTTTGCGAAGACCAAAGCTTGCTTTCTTGATGGCGACCAAGATGAAATTGATTCGAATTTTATTTTTCCGCTGTCAACTTGTCGCATAAAGGAATCATATTCTTCTTTACTTGAAAAATTCAAGCCTCTATAGATTGTCATTGGTTCATCATTACCATATCGTTCTATAGCATCATGAATAACTTCGGCAACTTCATGCGCATGAAAGGGATCTAACACGTATTTTGCAATGGCTCGTTCAATAGGATCACGAATTTTATTCGCATCATTCATTCGATCTTTAATTGCAGACTCTTTCAAGAAGTCAATAAAACGGCCCATAAATTCCCCTAAGTTGATAATCCTATAAAATAGGAGTAATGTTTAAGGGTATTTATGGGCCGATGGAGGCAAAACATCTTTTTAATTCTTCGGTCCACTAAATTATTTAGTTCCTACGAATAATAGCAGCCCATTTATTTGAACTGCAACAGGATAAAAATTGGGGAGAAATCCATATGGACAAAAATCTTTTATGGCATTTTCATGTTTTCATGACTAATAAGGTATGGTATTTTGAATAATTTTCATCACTTGACCAAATTGCATCGGCATTAATGTTTGTGCCGTCATACGAAACGGGCTCTCCATCTTTTTCTACAAGACCAAATTCATCATCAAGTACAAAGATTTTGTAAGAATTTAAATGCGCCTTTTTCGCCATCTTTTCCCACAATTTTCGGCCATCTGTAAATTGACTGCAATCTGAAAGAATTATGAACCCCATTTCAGCCAATCGAGAATAAGCAAATGACGCAATGCCATAACCTTCATATCTGGGGCGCACAGAAACACTATTCACTTGAATAATTTTGGAAGCGTCTAAGCCTATTGGTATTTTACTAATAGTTAATTCGTCTTTAAAATTAAGCGTGAAAATATTACTGTTTGATTCCTCACCATCAGGTTTTACTACTGGAACTGTTCCAATGACATGGGCTCGATCATCATTGAGCAAATGCAGCTCCACAGACTTATCATCTGCTTCGATTATTCCCAAAGGAATGTAATTGCGAGATAGGGAGTTTGTTGAGATAAAACTTCCAACAAACTCCCTTTTCATAGTACCATGATGTTGGAACGGCATTTCGGATAAAATCTTTTTTATTTGGCTTAATTCCATTTATGCGGTGAGGGCTGTAAAGTCTTTTACAGCCTTCTTAATCATTTGAAAATGCTTCGTGCGATTTCGGATGCAGTTTTGCCATCATATTGGCCAGCATGCTCTTTCTTCAACAACTGCATAAACGCTGGCATTGTGGCACATGTTTTTGCAAGTTCTGTCAATTCATTCTTGTCCATTTGGCGTGGCAAGAATGCTTTTAGTACCGCTGCTTCCCGCTGAAGCGTTTCTCGAACTTGAATATCAGATGCAACGCGAAGAGTTTCGTCAATGTTTTTTAGAAACTTCTGAACAACGGCAACGACTTCTTCGTCGGTTGGTTCGCGGTTGCCGTTATTCTTGCCAACCATCTGTGCTTCACCCAGTAGGGTAGTAAGTACTGAAGCACTCTGAATACGGGCAACACGGGCAGCAACTTGTTGTTCTCGAACTTTCTGAATAAGAGTCATAAAATCTCCAAATGTGAAATAAAATTCATTATAACACAATTGGAGCAGAAAGCTTTAAGCAGTCACAATTTTCTGCCACATCCGAATATATGTGTTCGCTTGGGTGCTGTCAACTAGATAACGTGTTCCGTCGTCAAACTCGATAATGAACATGTTTGGGAATTTTGAAGTATCCCCGCCCTTAACAGAAGCTAAAGCGCCTTTTGGTTTTTGATCAACTCCAAAAACCTCTTTGCCCGTTAATACCGGCAATTTGTAACCAAGCTCTCTTTCAATTTTCTTTAGTTTAATGTCATGGATGTTACGGTCTTCATAGTGCCCGCCTTCTTCAAAATCTTCCCAATACGGCTTTTCAGAAAGCTTAATTCCTGCATCATTTAAAATGTTCATTTCTTTTGAACCAAAAGCTTGCATCATGGTAATCTTTTGAGCGTTCTTAAGCCGTTCATCATCAGGTTTTACTAGAGTTGCTCCTGAGTTATCCGCAATTTTGTCGGCAAGTTGTTTGTCAAATTTGTCTTTTCTCTATCCTTACCGAATTTGGCATGGATTACAATTTCGTGAAGTGTCTTAAGAAGTTTCATTGGGATCCTTATGGCTAAAAAGGTTATTTATAATGTTTGAGACAAACGACAATGATAGCTTAAACGAAAGTTGTTCTTTAAGCATTGAGAACACGTTTACAATTTTGGGGGCGCAAATAAAAAGGGTCTCAAATGAGACCCCTTTAGCAGATGTTCAGAGCTGGCAACAAAAGCATTTAACGCGTAACTAGCATCAATTTATTCTTGGCAAAAGTCATAATCTGAAATAGCTATTCGTAACCCCTCATGGAACCCACGTTTATTTCCCCATGGAGAATGTTCTGATTCATATAATAATCGATAATCTTCATAAGTCGAAATTCTCTTAGTCTTCTTCCTGTTAAAATCTATTAGATAGACTTTATAGTTGCCAGTAGAAAATGCAGTAGCAATCATTCGCTGCCAGAAATGTTCACCTCTTACAGTTTGCTCTCCATCTGAGACAACAGTTCCAGTTTCCGGAATTATGTACTCAAAAAAGATTTTGTCTGGCAACCCTTTAGTTTGTGGACTAACCCCCGCCCACACTAGTACCTGGGTACACCAATTGGTGTCAGCAAAATGACTTTCTTGTAATTCCCACCGTACGTAATATCCCACATAAGATTCGCTAGGAATTACGCCAAAAATTTCTGTTTCCCTACCTTTACAAATCTTCCAAAGCTCTACGTTATTAAAATGGCTAATAAACTGTTTATCAGTTCTCTGTGCTAAGGTTTTAAATAGCTTTTTATTTTCTTTGTAATTTTCCAATTTGGGGATTACTAAAGATGGAATCCTCATTGGGCTTTCTTGGATTCCAAGCAGCTCAAATAGGAGCATTGTCAGAAACCACCAGGTCGAGCTGAGTCAACTTTAAACCGGTTCAGCAATGTCTGCTGCGCAGCATATAAGACTTCTTCTGGCATCGGGCCGTCAGATGCAAAGTCATTAACACGCATGTGCTCGAGGCGATCTCGAGATGCCATACGAATTTGAATCTTTTCGCCATCATTGAGGCGGTTTAGAAATTCATTTGCGGTTTTGGGTTTTGAAATTTCAAAATACATATTATTCCTTAAAAATTTTAATGATAAACAACGCACGACATTGGTTGCAATTTTGAGTCCAAAATCATGTTTCCTACTCTATAATTGTCCGCTTTTTCTGAAATAAAATGACCTACTGCATAGACATGTCCTTCAAATACAAATTTATTAATTTCGTAATCGTACGTAACAATTTCTTCTGTATTGCCTGCAGATCCTGGTCCTACCAAGTTCTTTTGATGATTAACCTCGGACCAGCGAAATGATGACTGAAATTCAGCCCATATTGTTTTACCATTTGCTGGTCCGCCAATAAACAGAATTTGTTGCATAATTTTCTTATAATGTGGACCGTGCCGGGATCGAACCAGCAACCTGTATGCTTTAGCAAAGCAACCGCTCTCCCAATTGAGCTAACGGTCCGTAAAATTTCTTATTTAGAACCCCAAGTAGCTTAAAACATTCAATCATTGCGATGTAAGAACTAGTAAAGATGTCGGTTCTTTTTTACGTTCTGAGTTGTTCTTGAAAAACTCGTCAATGTTTTCGTCGTGTTCAAGTTCCCCCAACTTATAAGGCACATCTCAGAAATGTTGATATTTTGCTACTGGCGGTAATTCACTTTGGGTTAAGATAAATTATTTTTTGCTTATATTGCTCGTCAATGATGTCAACATGCCCAATTTCAAAATCTATTAAACTTCTATTTTTAACAATTACTTCTCCCAATCCGTCGCCTATTTCTGAGATGTCAAACAGTACTTCTGCACGTTGGGTTGGAATAAAAAGCACAATTCCGGTCCAATTTTTTAAATCTTCATCTTTCGTTGCATATAATTCAGCAACCTGTTTTGAAAGCGACCAAGATTCATATCCCTTAAACGGAATATTGATTTGCTTAGTTTGTTCTAGCTGCTTTATAATTGGAGATCGATTACTAAAAACCATTCCGCGAAAAAGCGTTTCCGATTTCAATTTTGTGGACAAATCTTTAAAATATTTGTCATAGATTTTTCTTGAACCCACCATATTTGACATAAATTCTGATGCCCAATAGCATAATGGATGGGTTAGTTCAAATTCATCATACAAATCTTCAATTTCTCCATCTTTCATTTCATACTTGTTGTTCAAGTATTTGCCAATTTGCATTTCTTTTGTCAATTTGAAACTAACACCGCCAATATTGACGTGTTCTGCGGACGTAGCATTTAAAATTTCTTTGAGCAGCATAAATTCCCCTATAGATCACCGTATTTACTTGATTCTGCATGGAAAACAACTCAAGAGCTAAGGCAAGTTCTTTGATTACTGAGGCGGGTTTTGCAGGTGTTGAACCCACTACCAACTACCAACTACCAACTACCAACTACCTGATCCTAAAGCAACCGCTCTCCCAATTGAGCTAACAGTCTGTAAAATTTCTTATTTAGAACCCCAAGTAGCTTAAAACGTTCAATCATTGCGACAATCATTGTGAAGTAAGAACTAGTAAAGATGTCGGTTCTTTTTTATGTTCTGAGTTGTTCCAAATGAAAAACTCGTCAATGTTTTCGCCGTTGTAAATTATTATTTCGCCTGTTTCATCCCTTAACCAATCTTCAAGAGCATCGCTCCAAATTCTGATTACAAATTTCCTAATTAGGCTTTCTGTTGCCATCTTTTTCCAGAGAGCTTTGCCGCCATCAAACTGTTCAAAATCAGGGACAATTGTAAAACCGTATCTAGCAAGAAGAACATACATTGCCATTGCAAGGTTTCTGTTTCTAAACTTCGGTTGATTGTACACTGTATGAACTTGTAATTCATTATCTACTGGCACCCCCGCTCTATTATCAAAGCGCACAGATAGAACTATTTCATTCCTTTCTGCACCTTTAGACTTGATGGTGACCGTAGCACCACCTTTGTCATTAGAAAGCCAAAATCTAAATCGATCTTCACCCTGTTCAAGTTCCCCAAGAAAATGATTTTCTCGTTCCAAACCCGCATCTGAAGGTGTAGCAATGTTGCTGATAGATGGCGGTTGAAACTGTCCAAGTTGATAAGGCATTTCAAACAACGTTGATAATTTCATAACTTTACAAATGGGCCAGTTTTTAAGAATTCTGTTAGGGACGCTCTTCTAGGGTCAATCCATTCGGCATTATTAATTTGTTTTAAGCTTACTAAGAATTCATTTGGCCGATTTCTTCGTTGGTAAAAATATCCATTTTTCTGTCTTGCAATTCTTCGTGCAAGCATTTCGTAAAGTTTTACAGTTTGCTGGAACTGTTTATTATTTTGGCTATGAAAGTATTCGGCCGAAAAATAAAATGGAACGTCACTAATCTTATCAGCTAAAGCATTTAGAACCACCCCATAGACAGTTGACGGTACAACATCAGAAGATTTAGCGGGTTTTAAAAATGCTTGGTTGCTATCTTCGTTTCTAAAGAAACATACTTCAAAAGCATTTTCGACTGTAACTGCTGGGCCAATCTGTATTATAAATTGCTGTTCGTCCCAAATGAATGCTGTTAATTCATAATCCCCATGTTTTTGCCAAACTAGGTCAAGTTTAGTATCAAAAATTTCGTAAAGAAAACTATCCATAATTGCTTTCTCCAAATTTAAAAACTCCCTGGGCACAAATCCCAGGGAGTTTTTAAACGGTTTTGGAGGAGCATAATAGAATCGAACTATCACCGTTTCATCAACGGTGGGACGGTTTTCAAGACCGTGTGTCTGCCATAGACCCTACACTCCAAAAATACTTTGATTGGATGCCCCAGGTATCGAACCTGGCATGTTATAAAAACGCGGAGTGTTCAATTCCGGCCACCTCCTTAGTGGTATAGACATCCAATTTTAAAACCCCTTTGTCCGGCCAGCTGGATTCGAACCAGCGACTTATTGCTTAGCTTACCACTATAGCTTTCGCTACTGAGAATTTTTATCTTCCCGCGCGTGGTCTGAGCTTTGTCTTCATCTGTTCTAGATGGTAGCCGTCAAGTCTCTACACGTTCCTTTTTCAAGGCTTCGCTCGGCGTTGGCATAAAAATACTGTCCTCTGGATTAAATGTATTTATGCAGCGTTCGCCGAATTTGACTACATTCACAATAAACATCCCTATTTATGTGCCCCATTAGAACTGTTTAACATATTTGCTTCTTATTCATTGTCGTAGAATTATTGTAACTCAAATTATTCTATCTAGAATAATAAATTAAAATGTACTTTGCTCGCCAGAGTGGATTCGAACCACCATTGACTCCGTTACGGTACTACGCTTTAGAAGAGCGCTCCGGTACTGGCGAGCAAAGTACAATCAGGTAAAAGGTTAAATACTCAAAATTACTCTATCCATCTGAGTTATGGCCGGACAAAGAGGTCTTTCTAATCATATACAAATTTCCAAAACATAAATGGTAGGCCGTGTTGGACTCGAACCAACGACCAAAGGATTATTCTTCGGCTTCTTTTGTTATTATCCAACAGAATGCCTGAGTCCTCTGCTCTAACCAACTGAGCTAACGGCCCACACTTTTTGCATTCTCCAATTATACCATACTTTTCTATCTTTACAAATTTATTTTTGTTTTACTAAAGAATAAACAGTTCGATTTCTTCTTCAGAAGGAGTTTTTCTGCCAAGAATCTTGTAAAAAGCTTTTGAATTTTCTATCCATTCCGGGGAAGCAAATGCAAAATTTACGTTTCTATTCACCCACTTGTAAAGCGCATCGTATAATTTTTTCGACTTTCAACTAATCCCGAAGTTTTATCAACGGCGATTAAAATGAAATCCGGCCCTAGTTCCTGAAGTTTTGGGACAGCAGCATTTAACACTGCCCCAATTAGTTTGGCAGCAGGAATTTCTCCACCTGTAGCCTTATTGGTGCCATTTACAGCAAACCCAAAATCTATAAGATGTTTTGATTCTACATCGTATTCATCAATTTGTACATGACAAAGTTTGCCATCAATGATAAATTCCCCGATGTGCCTATGCCCAACATTTTCCCATTTGACTATTGGTTTAGTGTTTAGAATTTCAAGCAAATTCATCAAAGTAGATTTTCAATTGAATTAATCATAGGCAGCGCGATATGTTGCTTTCTAACTTTACATTTATCCCACGTGTATTTGGTTCCACCGTCTTTTGGGATGTCCCCTCTGCCAAAGGTATACGCAAGCATAAAATCACATCCTGCTGCAACTTTATCATTTCTTCCAAACATTCCGGAATAACCGTTAGATTTTGGCTCGTATGTAACGAACTGTTTTGAATCTATGACTTCTGCTATTTGTCGGAGCGAATCATACCCTATTATTTGGCTGAACTTTTCATGGTAAAAATTGCATGCCCTAGAGGTCTTATTGTAAGCTGCATCGCTAAAACGTTTTGTCTGAAGACAGAAAGGTGCAGGTAAATGTAAAATTATATCCTTACATTTTCCTGTCAAAAACAATTCGACAGCTAAATGATCTGCCCATGCAGCTCCACCAGAAATCACCGTATCATCTTCACGAACATCTGAAGAAACATCCCGAATCATCCAGCGCCATAATTCTTTAGACATCGGAATCAATTTATCCCTTCCAGCAGTTCCTATAATAGCAATTTTCATCTCTACTCCCAAAGCTGCTTAATCTTCATGCAACGCAAAGACATAATCATGAAGACCGTTAATCTTTTTACAAATTGACTGACTTTCAACAATTAAAGCTTTCTCATAATTATTGTAAAGCTCAACTGGAACAATGTCAGTTATTTCATGCGTTTTTAAATCAATCATTTTTACAGGCCACTGATCGCGCAATTTGTCCCATAGCCCGATTGTTTCTCTCGACTGTTCAACGTCTGAAATCAAGGCGAAGTTTAGAGTGTTGTATATAAACCGATATAGGTTTACTATAATTCCTCTCCTCCTATAGTTTGGGGAACACCATGAGCGCTTGACCATTAGTACTGACTTGTTTGAAGGCAGGTTTAAATCATCTATTGTTGTTAAAAGTAGCGCTGCAATTATGCTATCATCCTTTTTCACGATGAAAACTTTAATATCCCCAGATGATCCAAGTTCAATTGTATAATCTTGGAGATAGTCGAGGCACACGATTTTAAAATTAGTAATTTTGTTTAAGTCAAATCCCAAATTAGGTTGACTTACAACTCGTGCAATCTCAGATAATTTCATAATTAGAAATTTTAAAATGGGATAAATTCACCGACATTCAATCCGACCAGACTAAAATACGGAACAAGCTTGCCAAACCGTATCAGCCCAGTAAGTTGCCAAGCTTATTCAACGGTCTCTGCGCAATCTATGGTAGTTATTTTTCCGTTACGTAATTTCCGCTTTTTGACTCACTTGAATTTTTTGCATTTCAAACCTTTAAAAATTGAACTATTTTGATGTAAGCACTAATAACGTTGTCGCTTCATTGTGCTGGGAAATATCTTTCCAAATTTGGTCATCATCGAGATTTTCAGCATTATAATTACGCGGTTCTATAAAAATCTATAAAACTCACTAAACGCTTCACAGAAGCTGCCTTTGGAAGAACTTCCTTAGGTCTTACTGCCCCTCCACGTCTGTACTCGGTTAATTCAGCCGAGGTCATGTCATAAAGGTCCTTTACACCTTCATTTAAAATATTGATAGCCGCATTTAAGTCGCGATCATGGCTTGAGCCGCATATTGGGCATGTCCATTCTCTTATGGATAAATCCATCGTTTCCATTTTATGGCCGCAGCAAGAACACGTCTTACTCGATGGGAACCAAGTATCTATCTTATGAAATGTGCGGCCATACCACCTACTTTTGTATTCCAGCATTGAAATAAAAGTGGACCAACTTGCATCAAGTATGGATTTTGCCAAACTATGATTCTTAACCATGTTTTTAACTTTTAGAGTTTCAGTACAAATAACATCGTAATTTTCTATTAACCAACTCGACAGGTTATGGTAAATGAACTTGCGCTGATTTACAATATCCCTATGGATTTTCGCAACTTTGATTTTCTGTTTATTGTACCTTTTAGAACCCTTTGTTTTTCTGCTTAAATGCTGCTGTGACCGTTTTAGTTTAGATTGGTTTTCTCTGAACCATCTTGGATTGGAAATTTGCGTACCATCACTTAAGATGAGCAAGTTTTTCAATCCGAGATCAATACCGATTGAGCGACCAGTATTTTGTTTCAATTCTATTTCTTCTTCAACTAAAATTGAAACAAAATATTGCCCACTTGGATTTTTAGAAATTGTGACAGATTTTGGTTTACCAGTAAAAGGTCTATCTATGATTACTTTTACTGGAGACATTTTTGGAAATTTAATAAAACCTGCTTTAATTTGTTCAAATTTTTCTAAATGCATTGAAGCCGCAGGAATCCTAAATGATTCATTGCCACCCCGCTTTTTAAATTTTGGTCTTCCCAGTTTAGCTTTACGGTTTTTAGAGAAAAATTGCTTTTTGGTTTCATCAAAATCGATTCGTTTTTGCTGCAAGGCATAACTAATAGCATCTTTAAGCCATGGAAAGTTCTCATCATCTTTCAAAATCTTCTCATTCATTGGTCGGTTTGGGCCTTCTTTTGAAAAAGAATTAAAATTGGCAACTAACTGATTCCAAATGAAGCGAACACATCCAAAATTTTGGAGAAGAAATTTCTCTTGCTTATTATTAGGATATATTCGGTACTTAAAAGCCTTAAGAACTGTATTTGTCATTTTTCTGAATCGTTAGCTAATTCTTGAACCAATTTTTCCGTATTCCGTTTGCTGCGGCGCTGTCCATAAATTCTTGCGCAAAAAGATGTAATGACGGACACAAAATCCTGAACAATGTCTTCTTTATCTGACTCTACATTATTCACTACATCGATTTCAATGCCATTAGAATTTAATAGCTGTTCAATATAATTGAAACCGAATCTAGTCAGCCGATCCTTATGTTCAACTACTAATTTAGTAAAATCCTGTTCCTTAAGAAGCTTTTCCAGTTTTGGCCTCTTATCATTTAGTCCAGATCCAAATTCTGTAACGACTTTAGCAACTTTGTAACCTCTAGCGTTACAATATGAAATCAACCTTTCGGATTGAGTCTCAAGATTAGATTTATTTGCAGTCGAAGAAACACGACAATAAATCACTACGCGTTCTTCTTCCTTGGCCTTTATACCAAGGAATTTGTTGTAAGTTTCAATATCAACATAATTCATTGAACCAATTTTATGAAATTGTATTTTTCCAGCCTTCTTCCAATTCCACAGCGTCATCCTGGTTACACCAAGATCTGCAGCAAATTTTTTAAGTTTAATCATTTGATTTCCTATATAAGATATATTATATTTATACTTTTATTTATAGGAATTGAGATTTAAATATAATATTGGGTAAAATCTGAAACAATAGTAAATCCGTATCGCGCCAAAACTACGTAAAGCGCCATTGCTAATCCCTGGGTTTGAAACTTTGCGTGAGTATAAACAGATTCAACTTGCAGCTCATTTTCTACTGGAAGGTTTGAACGGTTATTAAAACGCACTTTAGTTATAGTTAATTGACGAGGTTGGCCAATATCGTCTACGCCTGAAGTAGTAACTTCGGCATAAAATTTACCCTTATTTAGCCAAAAATGGTATTCAGTTCCACCTTTTTCAAGGGTTCCCAAAAAATCATTCATACGACGCAAATTTTCAAGAGATGGATAATTGTCCATCTTGATAATGGGCCTCGCATCTTGGTCCATATGATATGGGCCCTCAAAAAGTTCTTGGGTTTTCATGTCAATTTTTATTTTAGGTCTTGATTTAACTGCCAGTGCGTCGGTTTCCCAACGACAGTTTAGCAAACTGCTCCCTTAACCAACTTAACCACTCGTGCAAAAATCCATTTTTTTGGTGCCGCTTATCTGACTCGAACAGGCGGCACCTATTGCTTACACGGCACGTACTCTTCTAACTGAGCCAAAGCAGCAATAACTGGCTCCCTAGCGTGGGATCGAACCACGGACAACTTGATTAACAGTCAAGCGCTCTACCGACTGAGCTACTAGAGAATAAATTTTGGTTGCGGATGCTGGATTCGAACCAGCGACCTCTTGATTATGAGCCAAGTGAGATAACCATGCTTCTCTAATCCGCAACAAATTTAAAATTGGCGTCCCTACCTGGAATCGAACCAGGTCCTGCAGCGTGAAAGGCTATCGATCTAACCAGTAATCTATAGGGACAAAAACTTTAGTCATAGAATTTAAAATCCTTCGAACTAAGTTTTAACGTAATGCGCATTACGCAAAATTTCGTATGCAGTGAATATCTATTTATAGTGCCCACAGCAAATGCTCTTCAATAATTTTATAATTCTTCAAATAAATTTTCGAATTCACCAGAGATGCAAATTACATCATTTGACTCGGAAATTTCCCCAGTTAGTCTGCTTCTTAAAGCGGTTTTAAGTGCTCTAGGATCACTCAACTGTCGAAATTCGAATTGCACTTTGAGGTGCCGGAATGCAGTATTTATTGCACGGAAAACAAAATCATGCACGTTAAGCATATGGTCTATTGAGACGACATTTGCCGTGCTGAATGAATACAATGGAACTCCTCCGCAAAGACGGTGTTCGTCTTTTAGGACCCTAAAAGTTATTTCAGGATCTTCTGAACTCATTTCCACTAAATGCGATAGAAACGTACTAAGCTTAAGTGGCTCAATGTATTCGCGCCTTGGCAAAGATGACCAAGCATAAACTTCATAGCACGTTTCTTTTCGCATCTGTCAACCCTAAAATTATGCTAGCGCAATACCGGTAGTTTGTTCAAGATACTGGCGAGTGACTTCAGCGTCAGTATCCACAACACACATGACAAATGTTGCTGGAATATCTACTTCACGCAAAGTTGGGTTTGAAAGCGTCCAAGGCATAAATGCCAACCCCATTTGCCCCGAATTTCCAAATGGGCGAAATTGTAATGTTTGTGGTTTACTAACCCGATACGCAGCAACATTACTGTCAAGAGTTGCAGAAATTTTAGAAACAAGCGTAGCAACAACTTCTTCACCAGACACCAACTTCAAAGTAACTACATTAGACATAAACTATGATCTCCAAAAGGTTAAAAATAAGACTTGAGCAAGTCAATGTTATTATACCATGTTTATCTGAAGATGTAAACTTATTGTTTTGGGCGGCGAACACGTTTTGTCTGTAGAGCCTTTTTAAAAATTGACTTAACATCGGGAACAAACTTTGCTGCAACAAGAGCGTCTATATGAGTCTGATTAATAAAAATTTGTCGATGTGGCAGAATGAGCCCAAGATTTGTTCGAACGAAGTCGCGAACGAGTAATGTGTCAACTTTACCAAATTGATCTGAGTGGCAATAAAAGATGAACAATAAGTTGAGTTCAAGTTCTGAGTAGTTGGGCAAGATTGATCCTTCACTGTTTAACGTACACACTTACTATTAGTGTGAAGAACTTTTTAAATTCCATTTGGTATTTATCGAGTGCACAAAACAAAAAAGCGGACATTTGTCCGCTTTCGTTCTTATTAGGTTTATGTGCTTAACTAATCTTTTTTGGCTTCAAATCGTTTATTCCAATGCTTTCAAGAACTTCAGCAATCCCAAGTGCAAGTTGATCTATAGGGGATTCCTTATGCTCGCCTTCATCATTCATTAGCTCGCGAATATTGTACTCGTTGATAATACCATGTAAAACTTCATGAAGCACTAGACGTAATTCGCGCTCGGGGCTAGTCTTCAAAACCCTAATCGAGTGCTGCAAATAACTTATCTGTCCCCACAATTTTTGACCGCTGCCATCATGGCAAACATCTAGTTCGCCTTTAACGGTTTTAATCTTATACGGAATGCCGCCAATCTTTATTTCTGTTCGCATAATTTCTCAGTAAATTTTTAATCGTCTGATGACCAAATTGAAGTGCTAATTTTCTTCGTGCTAAAGTCTATTTCAACACTGACGCCTTTTGTATGGCCCCACTTATCGTCTACTGCCGATGTAGTAAAAGAAGAAACTACGTAACCAGTTTCAAGCGAATGTTTCACAAATGGCGTAAAACTTTGAACTGTAACCCCCAGCATAATAAAACCATTATCTTTAAACCAATCAAACGCTGCTTGGTTTTTATCAGCCGCATTTTTGATAATCTTTGGAAGTTGGTCCATTGCGTCCTTAGCAATTTCTGGCATATTCGAACGCAATTCTTCTTGAATCTGTTTAACAATGCCACTTTTGTATTCCAAATGCATATCTAGAATCGTTTTGTTAAGTCGCTTCAGGCCATCGCTATTGTCAAAATCTGAAACAGCAAAATAAATCGCTGACTTCACTTTAGGGCTGGAACCCTTTAGCATATAACCAAGAACCTTCTTATTATCTTTCTCAATCGACACCCGTTTTAGATTGCCAATCGCGACTGTATTTAAACTGGCAACCACTGGAACTTCATGTTCGATACCATCATTGCACTTGACCATAACGGTTTGGTCTGAGATTTTCAGGCCCATTTTTACCGCATTTTGTATAGGGTAATTAAACAGCTCACGAGTGCTTGAAGCCTTCATTCGCATTTCGCCTGTTGAAATATGAAATTCTGGGGTGTCTTGAATGTTCATCTTTTAATCCAAACTAATAGTTAATGCCTTACATGATGCACCAAATTTTAAAAATTCAGATACATCAAGCGTAAGGATATTATACCCTAGTTCTTTGAGCTTTCTTGACAACGCTTTAGAAAATTTAGAACCTATAATACTTTGGCCGACACAGATAGAATTGCAGACTAAGCCTAGAGCATCTTCACGTGAAATAGCTATCAATTTATCATCGAACATTTGTTCAAGCACATATTTCGAATGGTTCGAAAATGCCGCAGGAAAATAAAGAGCGTGACCATCAGAAAGTATGCATAAACATGTATCTAGCGTTGAGAACACCGGATCTGCAAGTTCAAGAGGGCGAACTAATAAATCAGTCGATTCTAAAATTTTATCCAACGCAAACTTGCCATCTAGCAAAGTCTCGTATCCAAATCCCAAGAATAAATTATCCCCGTCGATAATGACGTCTCTTCCAGAGAAGGCTGCGTGTTCTTTCCCAATAATTGCAAACGAACGAAATTTTGGTTCTGCCCATTCTAAAAAGTTGCATTCAGAACTGGAAATAAAAGTGTCGCCGATAATGATTCCCGCATCAGCGCAAATAGAAGACTGCACAGGAACACTTGGCACAATAACATCTACCCCAACAGAGATAAGAGCATTACGTAAATTGGCCCACTGTTTTGCCTGTAAAGTCCTGGTCATTGCCATTTCTTTCGGCGCATCATTTGTTGGAGTAAACATTAAAAACTGCTTTGTCATTTATTTCCTTAGGTTTCTATTTGTCCTATTGTGGAAGTCATAAAAGCTCACTTAAAAGTGAGCTTTTGAATTATGCGCCTAAAATATGTTTTTCAAATTTAGCCGCAAGAGCAGAAATCTGAGCATCCCTAACAGATGAACCTGTATCTGGTGCATAAGCTAATTCAGCTTTCCAAACATCTATTGCAAGTGCGATAGAGATAATTTTTACTTCTTCTAAAGAAGGAATTTTCCCGCTAATTGTGAAATTTGATGAAATCAATTTTGTCCCCTAAGAAAAATGCAGTAACAGAAAATACCGTTACTGCATTATAAACTTTAATTAAATTGTTGTAAACTTATTTGCAGCCAGTTACCGAAGTTTCATCGGCTCTTCTTTTCCTGTTTCAAACGCATTATCTGCTCGCGCGGTTGAAACAATCTTATACTCATCCAGATTCAATTTGGGAAATCCAGCAATTCGCAACCATGTGCCTGTCCAGAAATACCCAAGGGAAGTTTCATAACTTCGCTTGATGTCGAGCATCGCAGTTTGGCTATTCTTAAATTCATCACGACCAGCTTCAATCGACTGTTGAATCCGCAAATAAACTTTGCTATCAAGTTGCGGATTTTGTTCTTGGATCCACTGCATGGTTGCTTTGGAACCGCCTTCACCATAGCGACCTTCAATCGCAGCGGTAACAACTTCTTTCAAATCATTCTTCATCATCTCCGGAACTTGAACCATCTCGGCAATCTTTTGGCCATATTGAGCAAGTACGTTTCGGTTATCATCACGCTTTGCTTTGAGTTGGGCTTCAATCGTTACCCCGTGGTTGTTTGCACTAACATAGCTGCCGAATGCAATGCCTGCTAGGCCTCCCAAAAACACTAAAACAGCCAGCAGCACAATAATCATTCCACCAATTTGCTTTTTCATTTCATTTTCCTTTAAAAGTCAACATTTACCAAAGAGTTCGAAAAATACTAAATTTGCTAACTCGGCTGCGGTAGCCATAACTACTGCGAATTTCGCTATTCACGAAGAACATAACCAACCCAGCAGACATCAATTGTAACACGACCAACGCCATTAACACCCAAGAAGGTGGATCAATTTCATTTTCTAAATACTTGAACTCCTTCATAGAACGACGAACAAAGTTTTTATCTATTTGCGAAGCGATCGCAGGAATAACCTTTTCGCGATCCGCAACATTTAGGGATTGTATCGTATCACGCAATTCAACTTTAAAGATCTCGCTTTTCGACCAAGTGATAATTCTTACCCAATCAATTTTTGGCCATTCTGACGTTCCCATGACAACAACGACATCATTTTTATTTGCATTGTCCCAAGCTGTGCGCAGCGTGTATTCATAATTTGGGTCATTAGACTTCACAGCAACAACGACCGCATTAACTTGCTTTGACGGGCCACGGTCTTTAAGCATTTCGCTGATGTCTTCATTCCACTTGCTTGCATCAGGAACAGAAACACCTGGAGTCAAAAACCGATTAATTTTGTAAAAATCAAACGTGGAATCTGGATAAGTAGGAATCAAGTCCTTAAACTTTTCCGTAAGTGATGCAGGAGAGGGAGCAAACAATGTCTGAGGAACAGCCTGAACATAGTTTGTGTACGACATCGCTTTTGCGACTGGTTGTCCCGGTTCAATTTCCAGCCAGCGTTTTGGGTCTGGGAGATTGTATACACGCCGATTGCCCCAATCCTCTTTTGCAATTTTATAGTCGCCGACTGTGGTGTCACAGTTCCAAGTTACAGTATAGCGATCCTCGTAACAGGTGTCACAGGCCTCAGAACAAGAACGATTTTGCCCGGACCCACTACAAACCTGTCGGCAATTACACGAATATGGTCGCTGATAAGAACCGTGAACGCGTTCTTTATTAAGGACTTTGCCATTCCAAATTTCAGTATCACTGGTTTGGACACCAGATGAAATAAGAAACGAAGCAATAGTAATAAGAGACCCAATCACTAGAATTGACAATGCTGAAATTGCGCTATATTTCCATCCGTGGTTTTTAAAGTAAATTGCAGAACCACCGGCCAAAGCCAGCGGAATTAGCATAAACCAAATCATCGTCAAGTTAAACATCGTTGGGTCCTAAATGTTCAGGGTTTAATTTTTCGCTGAGGTCGAAATGGTGAAGAAATTGAAACTTCTGGGCATTTCATTAGGTCCACTGAAATTTCAACAAGCATTTCATCAGGTCGCAACTTAATGTCATGCTTATTTGTAAACTTCTTCGCACTTAAAGGTTCATCAACAAACTCAGCAGCGAATGCAGTCTTATTATACCCTGAAAAGTAACGACCTGCTGAGGTACGAACAACGTAAAGCGTAACATTGGACAAATTTTGCATCTTATTCCTCTTTTTAAATTGTGAAAACGTTTGATGGATGGAAGCCGTTATTTTTAAATTTTTCATTAGGGTACCCGACAGGGTTACACACTAGTTGAGTGCGCCCTATTGTCCCATTATAAGCATCATGTGTATGACCGAAAAACCAATAAGCTGGCTGATGCTTTAAAATGAAAGCATCTAAGTCGCTTGCGAATGCCCCATTTAATGGACTATCACCATATTTTGCATGGACTGCTTTGTAGGTAGGTAGGTGATGAGTGACAATTACGGTCTTTGAATTGTCTTTGCCCTTCATTAATGTTGACAATTTTCGCTTACAACTTGCGTGCATTTTTTGTGCTGTGTCCGGAGTAAAAGCTCCACTTCCATCAAAAATATAAGCATGATCATTCATCTGAAAAGCCGCTGCGGACTTCATTTCTTCTGGGGACTTTTTGTAGTCGGTCCACATAGTGGCAGCATGAAAAGTTACTTCGTCAATGACCACAGTTTTTACTGTGTTTCCTGCAATGGTCAAATTGCTGTTTGGCAAATTAAGTTTTAAAATGCCTTCTGTTAACGAAATGTCAAAGCCATAATGTTCGTGATTTCCCAAGACATAAATGACATGTTTAAAACGTGAACAAAGGCTATCTACAAATCCGGCCAATAAGTTTGCACGTCTAGCCGTCCCAATATCACCAGCAATAATAAGGACCGTTTCATGATCTGTAGGAAGCGCAGGAATTATCCTTGCAGCCTCGCGTCGAATCTCTTCAGGATCTTTAATGAACTCTAGGTGAATATCACTTAGTTCGCGAATCAATAAAGTCATAGCGTTTTATACCTATTAAAAATTCTTCGCAACGCATAAGAACGGATTATTGAAACTACAGTGTAAAAAATAACCAGCAGAATGTTTTGGCTTGTAGAAATTTCCCATCCCAGTAATGGGAAAATAACCAAATTCGCAATGAATGAAACTACTAGCCCGACAATGACATTGGTTAATGTCTCAACAATTGATCCACGCCTACTTTGCATTATGAGCTTCCCATGTAATTTTTCGTTTCCAATAGATTTTAGGCCCAAATAATTTTACATGCCACATTACACCGTTTCCAACTTGCTCGGCATCAACAAAGAAGCCGAGCTTTGAATGGCGCTTAAGACGTTTTAGCGTCTTAAGCATTTGCGGATGCGTCATTGTATCCTGGGCAAAGAGATAAGTTTCTTGGGTCATGACGCAACAATCTTCATTGCTGAAAGTGCAACTGCAAAACCAACTAGCCAGGCTACGCCAATTTGTGCAAGATATTCAGGCTTTACTTCGGGATCATATTCTGCAATTTGCATTGCCCACCATCCAGCAGTAAAAATACCAAAGACTGTAGAAAGTGTAAAAGCCATTTCATCTGTCATTTTATTCTCCAATTGGTTCAACAAATTTATCATCACGAACATGATTATACACTGGGAATCGCAGAGAGAAAAACTTTGCGTCTTTCGCCTTAGACATTTCTTGATAGGTAATCACCGCAGTTTGATGCTTATATTTTGAATCGAAATTCTCAGCGATATCAGCGCGAACTTCATCGCTGAAACCTGATCCGACATTACAGCGGAATTCACGACCATGCTCGTCTCGACCTTCGACTGTGATGCCACCACAAGTGCCCTGGAGACGCGACTTAGGCTTGCCTTGATACCAAGCAACGATACGCGCGTCAACATCATAAAAGCGCTTAATTTTGCACCAATCCATAGATCGGTCCCACTGATAAACAGCATCCCAGTTCTTTAGGATTAAACCCTCTTGACCATGAACATCAATGACTTCGTTGCAGTACGCGACCATATCTGCATAACTTTTGACTTCCCGCCCATTGGTGATAAGAATCTTTTTGCAACCTGCTTCGTCAATAATTTTTGAAAGAGCTATTCGATTTTGACGCATGGTAATCTTTGTAGATTGGGCCAGCCAATCATTCAAAGGCATCAAGAAAAAAGCATGGAATCGCAAATTGCCTTTTGCAACATCATTACCTGCTTTTTTGGAATTCATGGTTTCAGTGAAGTCTGAAGCAAATGCTTCGCCGTCAAGGACAAAGTCATAACCGACATTATCACGCATCTTCTTCATGTCTTCATCAAAGATGCCTTCAAGGTGTTCAGAAATTTTTCCGCTACGAGCACGGTATTCTACAGGCTGATTGAGGCGAACAAATGCGATGGACCTGTTACCGTCCATTTTCCAATCTCCATGGGCGGGGTACGTTACCTTCTCAAGGAACTCTTCTGGGCTATCACACTTGTCTGCAAGCATAATTTCGAATACTGGAATAATTTCCTGCTTCCATGCAGAATTAGCGGTATCTGCAGAAAATCCTGCTTTCAAATCCTTGTCAAAAATTCGCGCAATATATTCTTGCGCATGTTCGGGAAATTTTGAAATAGATTGCGTGACTGCTGCTCGAGCCGCATCTCCAGTAATTTGACGCGTTGCAAGCTTATTAAGCACTTCAAAAAAGTCTGAATAATTTACATCAGACATCTTGACATCTTGTGCAATTGAAGGCATCTCAAACTTCTTAACGCCGAATACCTGATAGGGATCCAAAGCTGCACAAATCAATTGTTTTGCAATTTCGTCAGCTTTTTCGAGTGCTTCCTTAATCACTTTTTTGGTTCCTGAACCAGAAGCAGTTTCACACGCTTTAATAACTTCTATAAAATTACTCATTTTAATTCCTTATTTTTGGTTGCATAATCGATTATACCGCAAAAATAAACGCTTTGAAAGAAGACATAAATAATATTTTGCAAAAATAAAAGGAATTTATGGCTAAAAATCAAGCACCGACCTTGTGCGTTGAAGATACGGGGGAAGCATCTTACGTGTCCCTCTTGGAATATAAAAGGGAACATTATCTCTGCGTTATTGATAGGATTTCATCTGATGAAATTACGGCATACGTGCTAGATTATGCCGAAGCTGAAAATATACCAATTCAACAATTTCTAAGCGTAGCAAATCTTTGGTTTTATGGAGCCTCTGATGATCACCCGCTATCTGTAGAGCTCGCAGCAAAAGGCCTTACAGACGTGCTTTCGCCAATCTATAAGACCTTTGATGCTAACTATGTTTCACGTATAATTGGCACTACTTTTAATCATGCTAATACGGAATCGAAAATAAAACGAAGAAAAGCAATTCCTGTAGTCGAAGGAACGCCAGTTCGACTTAAAAAGCGGTGAGATTGTAAAGACGCTTTAGGTGTGACAACTTAAACATATTAAATTGGTCAGTCAATTCTTGAGTCTTTTCCTTCAAAACTGATTTAGCAACAGCTTCATCTACTTCTTCGAAACGGGCATCAAGATAGGCCAAAGCCCCTTCAATTGTTTCTTTTCCCTCTTTTACAGAGCGCAGATAATCAGAATTAGGTCGTGGGAATATTAGCGCTCCGGTTCTTGAAATCTCAACAATCTGTTCAACAATGCGAATTGCATGGCTCAACGCTTTCCAATCTGCATGCTGGCCCTCAAAGCTTTTAACGCGTTCCCCGTATGAATCTAGCGTATTCAACAGTGAACTGTAAACTTGCCACCAAGTATTAGACATCAAAAACTTTGGAGAAATAACTTGAATGCCAGGAGCGGTTTCAATTCCTCCTTTAGCATTGAGAATTTCTATACGTGTGACGTTTGGAAACTTGAGGATTTTGTCAATCAGCTCAGAGGACTCAGGAGAATCAAGCCGGGCTTTACGCATTACTTCAGTCTCTGAACCAAAGTAATCTTTGATCGTATCGACAACCTTCTTCAATGAAGTGTATCGATCATTTTTAAGGCCGTAAGCTTTCGACTGCGAGATAGCATAACCGACCATCTTCTTCACAGAATTGGTCATATAATGATCAACCATCTCCCTCATCATTTGAACTTCTGAAGGCTTAACACGTTCTGATTCGCCATTAAGAACGGCAAATGCAACTTCCAATGCGTAAGTTTGCCCGTTAAAGAAATCATCAAAAAATACCTGAAGCGGCAAGTATTCGGTTTCTGATTCCCCAGCCTGCACTTTATCGCTCTGTGAACGCCCTTCGGGCTTTTCCTTGCGATTAGTTACCTTCTTATTAAGCAGCAGATCATCAAGCTTTGGAAGAACTACGGCCTTATAGTCATAGTCAGATTCTGGTCCGAAAGTTCCATAAAGACGAGAGCCACTAGGTACCGTAAACAGTGTCGTTTCTTTTTCAGCTTTCATTATTCATCTCCTGTCGAATGGCAGTAATCATTGCCAAACTAATTTGGCGTCCAAGTTCTTTACCAGCAAAATTTGCTACGAGGTTGATTATATCAAGATTTGACGTGATTGAAGCGAATTTTCTCCAATCATGTGCTGAAAAAAGCAAGTTATTTTGTTGTATCGGCCAAAGTGCCGCCAAAACATTTAGGGCACAGTTTGCGTGCGTGCTAATAGCATTCGTAGAACGAGTCTTTACTAGAGCATAAACAACACCTTCTGCTGAATAGTCAGCAGAAGTAAAAATTTGCAAAGCATTTAAAGCACCGTTAACATCATTTCCAAAAACCTTTGCTGCATTTGGCGCCATAACTGAAGAAAAAGTCGCAACTAAAATCTCACTCGTTTCCAAGTTACACTTACGTGCAGCTTCAAAATGTTTTTTCATTTCAAGAAGATGTGAACTACTTATATCCCCAAAAACATCTTTGAAAAAACGCACGTTCTGAAATACGCCAAGTTTGTAAAGAAGATCAACGAATCGGCCAAAGTCTGAACCATCGTCAAGGATGACTTTCTCAAACTCTTTTACAAATCGCTCTTTTGAAATGGTATCCATTTCACCAGATTTAACAATCTGCTTTGACAATTCCATGGTTTCATCAGCAACAGAAAATTCAGAATAGCGAGCATAAAATCTAGCAAGTCGAACAACGCGCAAAGGATCTTCAGAAAATGCTAAAGATGTATGGCGAAGAATTTTTGCTTTGATGTCTTTCACGCCGCCATATGGATCAATGTATTCCCCGTTTACGGGGTTGAAAGCTATCGAGTTGGTTGTAAAATCCCGACGCTTAAGGTCTGATTCGATTGTGACGTTTTCAGTCTCTACAGAAAATCCTGTATGACCAACACCAGCCTTTTGCTCAGTTCTAGCCAAAGCCCATTCATCCCCTGTTTCGGGATGGAGGAACACTGGAAATGATGCCCCAACTTGCTTAAAGCCGAGTCGAATCATTTCTTCAGTCGAAGACCCGACTACGACCCAATCAACATCCTTCGGCTCGCGCCCCATGAGTTGATCGCGAACGGCGCCTCCGACTTTATAAACATCCATTTTAATTCCTTCGACTAAAAAAATTACGCCCTTCAGTCTCGCATGAACTTCTTAATTTTTGCCTTTTTGCTATTTGCAGCTTCGGTAATAGTATCCCAGTTCAAATTCATCTGTGATAGCTCAGTGTTCATAATCATGTCAGTCATGCCAACCACATCACCAAGTTCTATGACTAGGTGTTGAATATTGGATGTTCGAAACGGATCTTCTGGGTGATAGCTGTCAACCCCGAATCGCTTAATTTTCGAGATAGCTTGAATTACTTCAGCACACTCTTCTTGAAGAATGTCTAGCAGATCGATGGTTTTTTGGGAAAGTTGTTTCATAAAACTCCGGCTTGAATTAAAAATAGTTGAAGGACGATAACGTGAGCGTATGCAATACTGTGGGCCTTTTTAAAAGTATAACCGTTTTCATCTTTGGCATACAACAGTGTTCTTGTTGCTATAGGATGTGCTTGATAGAGCGTTAACAGTTTCTTTTTTCCTGGTCTAATAAGCGCTAAAACGTCTGCTAATTGTACAATACTTTTGGGCTTTATAGCATCTAGTACAGATGAATGATTTGCTAATTGAAACAATTTGGGCTGATGTTCAGGGTCTAAAAGAATTGACCAATCCGGTTCAAGGCATAAGAGCTCCTCGATTTCCTGTCGCGATTTGAAATGCGAGTATACATTAAGATGTAAAAAGTCGATTTTCATAAAACCGACCTGTTCGGCTTCTTCATATGGAATAGCACAGAGCTTCGTGAGATGATCAACCGGAACAGGTTGGGGGTATACTCCACAAGGATGTGGACCGAGTTTCCCATTCTTAACCATGCTTGCTTTAGTCCATCCGAAAGCCTTACTTGGGTTAAACGTGTTTACTATATCAATATCGACATCCATTAGAGCCCCATCTCTTTTGCAATATGCTTAATATTGTCAATGGCTGCTTTCTCAGTTTTAAAACGTTCTGCCCAATAAGCAGAATTTACTACCTGATTGAAAGCTTTAAGCTGTGACATGTCCAGAGTCTTTAAAAAAGCACCAAAGCTTGTAGAACAGAATAGCAACCAAGGAGTCAACCTACGTTGTCTAATTAAAGACAAAACGGTATTCGGCCCGAGATGGGTAAAAATCTCTCGTAAATCAACCTTCTCCTTACCTGCAGTATCAATCAAATAAGAAATCGAATCTTGAACTTGATCTAGCGGATCTGAAATTTTGTCTGACCAATCTAAGTACAGTGCATAAGCAGAATCGCGGCACCAAAGAATTGGCAAAATATTGCCTTCGACCATCAACGAAATAAATTTGTTCGGGTTGGAAATATTTGCTTTTACTACAAGTTCAGAGAAATTAATGAATGCGCGGTAATATTTGGACTCCAAGAATGCGGCAGAAGAAGGCTGACTAAATTTCTTCTGCCGCATCCATTCACGATAGAACCCATAAGCAGTTTGTCCAACAGGACTTAGCAACTCTTGAGCACGTCTACGCGGTTCGCAAAAATGCTTCATGAAGGTAGTTTCAGTGGCAAACCTTTTTGTGCAATAGTGACAATACCAGTTGCCAATTTTGCCCAAATTTATTTCCGCATCTTCTAAAGGAATCCTACGTGCTGCAATCTCTTCAGCATTAAGAATTTTAGGGACCCTTGGTGGGTTTTGCTGTGACTGTTTCACCTTTCCATTTCCATCCCGGTTTAGTAGGTTCTCCGAATCCACGGAAGAATCTGATAAAATTTCTAATGACATGTTCATCTATATGTGGCGTATTTACAGTTACATGGAGACCAACTACGGGCAAACCATAGTCTTTGACAACAATTTTTGGCTGCACTTTTACTGGCAGAGCTGAAAGTTCGGCTTGTATTTTCTTCTTTCGTTTTCTGGCCTCTCTGTAAGCTTCATTAAATGGCAGTACTGCCATAATTGTACCATCTTTTTTGTCTTTAATGAAACTTGGGAAGTCTGCAAGCTCAATTGCTTTGTCTTCAATCAGGGCGTAGGCTTCATAATTCACCGTAGACATGGCTACAGCAAAATATAGCTTCTTTTGGGAATGGAAAAAATGAAAGTCTACCAATTGCCAGTTATGCCCGGGATCGTAAAACCGATCGCAATAAAAATCTCCATTATAGGCACATTCTGGATATCGAACCATTAGCCGCTTCGCAAATATGTACGTCGCTTTACGCTTTTTGCGATTTGAAACCCGTAAACCATATCTAGAAAATCGTATTGGCATGCTATTCCTTATTTGTTTTTGCCCTAATCTCCAGGCCAACTAAACGCAGACATTTGCGAAGGCTGTTTGCGTGCAGGTTTTGCAATATGGCAGGTGATTTTTAGCGAAGTTTGCCATTCAATGTTTCAATTTCACTAATTTCCAAAATACGAATGCTGCCATTAAATTTTGCAGCATCAGCACAAAGCGTATTATAAATTGAACGTGCTAACATAGTCATCCTATGTGAAGCGTTTTGGCAGAAATAAGTGCTACCACTTGAATTTTTGAATTCGAAAAAATCTTCATGCTTAACAACATGCTCAATAGAAGAACCAAGTTTCCACGAATCTACGCCCGCAAAACCCCCATACCAGGATGCTAAGATCCTAAACACTGTTTTATTAGCATCTTTGATCTCTACTACAACCCAGCCATCAGGAGTATATTCACTCACTTTTGAATTCCTTTTTGAGCTTTGCAATTCGATCTTTGTCCCAGCCAAGTTCTTCTGCCATTTGCAAGATTTCTTCTTGAGGCGGAAGAGAGTAAGTTTTAGCTTCCCGTTCAGAGATACCAAAATACTGTTTAATAACTTCTACGCACTCGACAGATTTTTTGTTAGACTTTACGCCTAGCCAAGCATATCGCTTGGGCTTCTTAGAAGATGCAACTTGCAACAATTGCATAAGAAGATGCGGGTGATCACTTAAAGTGAAAACGCTCGGATTAACAAATTCATTAAGCATCATAATCTGCCGCTCATCTGAAGTTCCCGTCATCCAACGCATGACGACTAAAGGGGCAAAACCTTTTCGTTCGTCTTCAGTCAGTTTGCTGTAAATGTCTCCGCTTCGGGGGCTGTCAATGTTGGACAACAGCCCAAAAATGTCAAGTTTATAGGCGGCCATGTTTTTTCATATATTCTTCTTCAGCGAAACGAAGAGCTTCTCGCTCTGCCTCGATATCGATAGGTGGAGTATCTTCAGGGTTGTCGCTCAGCATGGCACGGTCCGCAATGTAATCAGCCCAAGCATGCAAAATCTTGCGAACTCTATCACGGCCCATGCATTCATTCTCAACAACAAGGGTTCCGTCTTTTGACAGAAAAACTTCTAGTTGACCAAATCCGCAACCTGTCCACTCCCAATTAAAATAAGTTTGCGCGCTATGCGCGAGGCTGACTGTGGGTTGATTCGCATTAATAATAGCTCGACGTTCTTCTGGGGTCATTTTAAACCTTTCTCTTCATATGCTTGCTTTTTGTTGTCAGTAATTATGTCAGTGCACCGCTGTTGATCCCATTCGCATTTGTCTGGCATCCCATCAGGGAAAGTGACACTGCAACTTGCGCATACCCATTCACACTCATTTCTGGCAGCTCGCATAGTCCATTCACATGTAAATGCATCTATATCCGTAAAAACTTCGTCCCGCTTCGTTGAATCGCAAATGAAAATCCCCAGAATCATAGTTTCCCCAAAGAAATGAAGCATGCTGCCAAATTTATTTCAGTGTCTGAAACCAATGCGTGCGATTTCAAATATTCGGCAATAGTAACAATTGCCGCTTCCTTATCAGAAATTTTCATTCGCTCGATATTCGTATACAGGAACGTATAAACATCTTCGTGCTCTTCACGTGTTGCTGATTCGCAGACAAGTTTACGGGCTCGTTTAAAATCCCCCGCGGAAATTGCATCCAGCAGCCCAAACTTCCAATCTGCAGAGTCCGAAGACATTTGCTGCGGGTTGAGAAGCTTTCCGTTCTGAACATTGCCCTGTAGCAACTGGATGATCTTGCGAATATCTGGGTAACCAACATCTACATAAGTTAGTAATGTTTCCGCATCATACTCTACCTGTTCTTTTTCAAGAATTTCAGCAACATGAACCGCAACCTTTTCTTTGTCTGGGGCCTTAAAATAAAATTCTTGGAATCGCGATTTCAGGGCCGGAATAACTCTATTCGCATAATTGCATGTTGCAATATACCGACATGTTCTAGAAGTCTCTTCAATCAATGCGCGGAGCAATGCCATTGATTCAAGTGAAAGGTAATCAACCTCTTCAAGACGTACAACTTTAAAATCACCAAGAGGCATCGACATTGCAAACGAAGTAACTCGATTGCGAAGCGCTTCAATCTTTTCATCAGAACAGTTAATTTTTAAAACATCTGATGAAGCAACGTTCAGGTCTTTGATAAGGGACAGGGACGTAGAAGTTTTTCCGGTTCCTTGGACTCCGCTTAAAAACAAGTGAGGAATATCTCCTGCAGCAATAAAGCTTTTAAACTTTTCGCGCTGGCGTTCATCTTGAAAAATGACGTCTTTAATAGACTTTGGACGGTAGCGTTCTACCCAAATAGAAGTTTTCATAAAATATGTTTGCTCTAAAAGTAATTTAAAAATTATTCTCGTCGGTAAACTTTTGCAACTGTTGAATAAGTGTCATTAGTAAACTCTATATCAGCATTACTGACATTGATTTCTTCCATGGAGGTCTTAAAAGGCAATACCTGTTGCCGGGGAATCGGTGCATCTGGGTAAACGATTTGTCCAGCAGCTTGATCGGCATCGTCCAACGATGATTTAAAAACTTGCGATTTTAGTGAGCGCATAGTAATTATTTCAGGTTGTTCGGTCTTAGCTTCAGCAGGTTCATTTTCTGCAGGCGGAACTACAGACGGTTTTTGAGGTTCTTCAACAGGCTCCTTTTCAACTTGTGGTTCAACTTTTATATTGTACTTCCATGGCACAATTGTTGGCTCGACTTTTTTAACTGGTGGTTTAACAGGGGCTTGGAAAACAGGAAGTTCCTGGACAGCAGGTTCAAGTTCACTCTTCCTACGAGCAATAAGAAAGTTTCCAGCCACAAGTAGAGCAACTGCTAACGGGTCAAACACGAAAATGATGAACAGAATGACCCATTTTACTGCTTGTTCTGGCGTAGTATTAAATACGCTAGCGACATACATGATTGGGCCAATTTTTGTGTTTTGACTGATCGCATTTACCTTGAGTTCTGGCAGCTCTTTATCTATGGCTACCAAGCGCTTATTGATAGAAGTAGATTCAACCTTAAATTGGTTGGTTAGGCGGACTCTGCTCGTCACAGAATTTGCAGGAAGATTCGCAATTTGCGCATCGATTTCCTCTTTGCGTTTCTGTAGGCGATCCTTCTCCTCGGTTAGGGCATCAATTAGGACCGTTTGCTGGTTGTTTCCAGAGATAGCTTTTTGGAATTCCCCAGAGAGGAATCCAAAAACTCCAGCCGAAGTAATGATCATCAGGACCAATGTAGCAAATGACATGTAAAACTTCATTTTCAAACTGATTTCTTTCCAGTTTTTGTACAAGAACGTTACACTAGCGACTTTGGCAATATCCAGAGAAACTGCCATCGCAATTACAATCGGGCTTCCGGCAAAGAGTGCGCTAAGGCCGAGTACGCTAATCCAAGTTCCTAACCCCTCAAGTAAAAATGCAGACAACATTACAAATGCAATAAACAGCATCGGCGCACCCTCTTTCTATCATCGTTTAAAAAGCGTATGTTACTGACTCATCTAAACCGATTGCAATAACTTTTGAATCATCAGATTTCCAATAACCTTTATCTTCAAATTTATGTTCCACTGTCCACTGTAGGGATTCAATGAGGACCAGATCGCCTTCGGAGAAATCTTCCACTTTATCTCCTACAGCGATTACTTTCCCCCATCGGGCAGAATTGCCTTGTTGCGAAACATCTTGATTGGTTAGAATGATTGTACTACGATTTTTCTCAATAAACCGTCCACCTACAGTCTCATTTACAAAAGAGAATAGAAAGGAGCGTCCTAGAGGTTTAAGTTTTGAAGTCATTTTTTTGCTTTAGCTGATGTTTTAGCTGATTCTGAAGCCATAGATAGTGCTGCTGGAAGCACAGTAGTTTTTGATTTGGCCCCGTCTTTTTCATCGATGAATTTCCGACGATCGTTTACGCTAACAGGCGTTGGTGTCGACATGAGCTGCTGTTTAATTGCAAGCATATCAAAGTCCACCATTGTGCCTCGTGCGCTTCGTGTTTTTGATGACATTTTAATTTCCTCCTAAGGTATAAAGATCTATTTATCACTAATTTAATCGTGAAAAAACTCAAGATGCGAGATGTCGTATTTCACTGGGTCAATACAGTGAACGCCAATTAAGAACATTATTAGGGAAGCGCATGAAGATCCCCGGCCAACTCCATACACTACCCCATTAGATTTAAAGTAATCAATAACATACATTAGCGTTTTGACCAGGCTGTCAAGATTGCGCGCTTTGATCTCCTGAAGTTCTATTTCGAGGCGCTCCTGATATTTTTGGAAATTTGCAACATATTCAAACTTTTCTGAAAGCAGATTGTGAAGCGTTGTTGAAATTTCCAAATTGAAAAATCGACTTGGAATCTTCCAACTAAAATCTGGAGAAAAGTCAATATCTACTTCTCCGCATTTTATCGAAACATCAGCAAGTCGATTGTACTCAAGAACGTCATCGTCACATTCAAAGGCTGCAATTTTTTCAATTGGAACTCCCTGAATGAGCAGATCGACAATTTTATCAGACGAAACTTGACAGGTCCCATCATAAAATAGGATCCTGTCTTCAAGAACTGTTTTCAATTTGCCGCTTTGGTAATCATTTGAACTGCGTGAGCTGAAAGCTTTCGCAGTACTGTATCCTGAACATTGGTATAAGGCTGCTCAACAAAAAACTGCACTTGACCCCATTGCCCGGTTTCCAGAAACTTTGCAGCAGATTCAATGTGAGCGGAATTCGTCGGATCGAAAAATTCACGAGAAATTACAAAACGACGGAGAATGTTAGAAGTCATCAACATATTTTTGGTCCTATTGAAAAGATTGTGTTCTACGAACTTAAGGTTTTTTGGTAGCTTGTTCAACAGCATTGAACTTTTCGCTAAATTCGCTTTTTCGTTCAGTTTCTGTCATTTCAGGCTTACGATTTCGATCAGTGATTTCTGCAGTAGATTTCTCAAAAACTGGGTTACTAAGACCTTGCGACTTGCCTTTCGGCAAGTAACTCGGGGTGATAGCGTTCAGCAAAATAAGCGTTGTAAAACAGGTAACTAAAAGAAACATGCTTTTCCCGATGGTCAACTTCTTTTTACTATGCAGAACGTATGCACTGATTATAAACAAAATCAGCACAATAATCGGCAGGAAGTTAAAAAATAATACCATTATTTTGAATTCGCAGTCGGCATAGTCATCAACACATTGGCCGCCTTATCACCACCCATAACAGTTTGTGGCAGAGCGCCATCCCATTTTTCAATCCATGCACGCTCATTTTCCAGTTGGCGAAGTTTCAAAACTTTGTCATCAACCACGGCCCGCTGAATTTCCTGACTCTTAGCTTCAATTTGAGCTTTCTCCAGTTCAATTTGTCGACGTAGACGGGTTTCTTGAAGTTCGCGTTCCAATGTCACTTTCGAAATTTGCAATTGAGCTTCTTCTTGTTGAATACGTTCACGACGCTCAGCAGCATTTTCTTGTGCCTCAGTGATAATTTCGGGGTACTTGATCGAAGTGATACCAGCGTAGCGCACTGTGAAAGGGGTTCGTTCTTGAATACGTTTGGACAGAGCTTCACGCAAGTCGCCGTTTACCTTTTCAAGGCTACCTGCGATTTCTGCAATGCTGTACTTTGACAAGTATTCACGAGTCTCGGTCAAGACGATTTGCTTGGCATAGGTGCTATAAATGAAGTCCCAAGGAATCAAACCGACTTCACCGTCAGATTGCGTTGGCGGGATAGTAGAAAACAACGATTCTGCTTTACGCGGGTCAATAGACAGCGTCACCTGCATGACAACGTCCAAATTCAACTTATCTTCTGGGATGAAGATAGTCAAAGACTCTTGCTTAGCCTTATCAGAAGCATCCATCAAGACCAGCTTGTCACAGTACCAAATACAGAATGGCAGGCGAAATTTACTAGTCGGGATTGTATTTTCCTGGTAGCCATCCTTGGTCATGATCTTACCCACGTGAGCAGGAGGAACTTCGACTCGCTGGCCACAGGCAGCAAGGATCATGACAGAGGTAGCAATAATAGAAGTTTTAAAAATAGATTTCATCGGAAGATCCTAAAAGTTGTGGTGAGCGAATTATACCACAATTTTGCTTAGTGGTGGCAATTTTTGCCAGACGGATGATACCGCTCTAGAACCTGATGCCATGCCGCCACGGGAGCCTGCTACTGCAGAACTCCTTGAAGATGCAACGTTGCTTACTTCAGAAGCTTATTTGCCCAATCATTTCGGGGCTTAACAGCAATTCTTTTCATTAAAAGCAGGCCTTAATTAAATTATAAATAAAATTTTATAGGAGTGAGATTATGAAAATACAGGAAATTTTTGATACTAACGTAGATGTCGAATGGCAGCAAAATGGTAGATTTGAACTAGCATCATTTGTTTATGGTGAAACTTATGTAATCCAGATCGAGAAAAAGAAAATACCCAAACTAACGGAATTAAATGGTGCGAAACTGGCTGAAGCTTCATTTTACCGGACCGGAATTGAAGGGGAAAACGCTTCGTTCACGACGACTAAGCAAGCAATTGACGTTCCGGTCCGAATTTACGGTGTAGTTTTAAATGCGGTTTCTGAAAAAATTGACGAATATGATGCGTTTATTTTTACTGCTGAAACAAAGCATTGTAGAACGGCTGAAGAGTTTTCATCAAAAAGGGATATTTATTCTGCAATCGCTGATAGAATAACTAAACGAATGCACAACATTTTTTATTATGAACGCTTAACTGAAAATTCAGCGGAGTTTTTAATTACAAAAATTAAGCTATCGGAAGAAACTCAGGATAAAACAAATTTTAAAAACCCAAGGGCTGAAGCCATAAAAGCATTGAATTTGAAACCTACGGTATTACGTCCTAAATCTTGAAAATACAAGAAATCTTTGATACGTCTGCGGATATAGTTTGGCAGCAAAACGGTAGATTTGAACTAGCATCATTTGTGTGCGGTGAAAAATATGTTATTCAGATTGATAGAAAAAATCTAAATCAGTTCCCAGAATTAAAGCGTTCAAGGGTCGCAGAAATTTCGTTTTTTCGCTATGATGTTGATGATTCTGACGCAGCGCATACTACTGCACGGCAAGACTTAGATGTGCCCGTTAAAGTTTACGGAATAGTTTTAAATGCTCTATTAAAAAAGATGGAAGAATACGACGCATTCTTTTTCTCCGCGGAAACCAAACATTCGCCAACATTAGAAGAATACAAGTCTAAGAAATCAATTTATTTCTGGATTGCCGACCGCGTTTCTAAAAAATTATCAGGCGTAACACTTTATGAATACGAATGCAATGTTAGCGCACAATTCTTAATAAGCAAAATCAAACTTGCCAAAGAAACACAAAACGCGACCGGCTTTAAAAATGCACTTGCAGAAGCTTTAGCTGCTACCACATTCACTTTTGCAAGCGCCAAATAATTTCAAATTGATAGAAAGGGTATAGGAAACATCGAAGTGAGTCGCAAAGCCGAACAATCTGGAAGATACCCAATATCAAGTTCTGAAATTACTGAACGCTTAATAATCGGTGCATGATCCGGCCGATGCTTCTCTGGTATTTTAGAAAGTTGTTCCCGAGAAAGTCTCGAAATAACATGTTGCCGTTTTACAAACGTGCCAGATTTAAAATGTAACGGTTCTAAATGCCATGGTTTCCCAATTTCCTGAAGCATGCGTTTTTTCTCTTCGCTGCAAACACCGTGAAGCTGCTTACTTGAAAAGTGCGCTTGCGCTGCCATAGAAATGCTGTTCTTAATAGCGTCATTCTGTCGCCACAGGAAGTTTAGATATACATCTTTTGGCACGACATTCCAAACGCGCGCATCAAAAACGGGAATAGCATCAGCTTTTTCCGGAATGCGTTTACCCAATTCCTTTGCAAAATATGCGCTCGCCATTCCAGCCATCACAGAACAAAGCTTTTGGTACTTTCCATCGTACCAGTATTGGCGAGTTTCAGTTTGGTCGTTAAACCAATACAAACTGATTTCATCTGACTGTGTATATCCAAGTTCAGCATTTGTCTTTTCAACCAAATATTTGGTCGTATCAATCATAAGTCGGCTAAGGCGCAAATCATATGGTCGCTTCAAGCCTTTGGTAAATGTGTGAAACGCTTTGCCATCAAGGCGACACATCAACGGAAGCGTGGCATCACATTTTCTACCGGCTTCTGCCTGTTCATCAGATTTCAAACGATCACCAAGTTTATCTTCTTTGTTCATAGTAGGATGAAAATAATTAAAACGTAAGTTAGGGAATGTAGAAACTGATCAAAGCCTAATAGGACCCAGAACTGTTCGTGGGTTGTAGGTTCATATCCGAGCTTTTTATTGAGATTCATTTTTGCCCAATCAATATGGTAATGAATAAATCCATCTAAAAGCCCCAACATAATCGCCATTGGCAAATTAGCAAACCAAATTAAAACAAGATAAGTTCCCCAAGCATGTAAACCAGAATGAATCAACCCGCCAGGATGCCCGTAGGTCCCCTTGTTTTTGTACTGGTACGGGAATGCCTGCAATGGGAAATCCACAATAAAATGTTTTGAAAATAGTAAAACTAAAACTACTAAAATTTGTTCAGGTGTCATATTTCAAAATATTCAGTATTGATGCAGAATTTTTGACATCTCTTCAAAAACCTCATGGCTTACTAGCATTTTACTTCCAGTCTAGATCAAGCGGTTCAGTGTATTCCTGGCCCAGAAGGATCGGGAATGTTATGGGAGGCAAGTTAATCTCATCTCCAGTGAAATTATAACACAGAGAAACATGCGGATGGTAAACCGGGTAGTCGTAAGTCGCAGAATGTTTTGCCATGAGCTGCAAATGGCGTGCGACAAGTAGCGGGCAGTGAAGTAGTGCAACTAAAGTTTTTGTGCCGTCTTCGTTAGGGAAGATGGTGAAGTCTTTAAACTCGGCCTCGAACACTGTATCGGGTTCGGCTATGATGTCGTGTTTCTTACGACTATAGATGACTGTAGTATGCAAAGTGGATGGGCACTCTTCGATGCCAACATCTTTTGCATATGCAAGCAGTTTCTTCTCGGTTTCCGGGAGAACGTACAACCCGACATACGTTCCTTCCGTATGATAAAGATCTTGTAATTTCATTTGCTATTTTCCTATTTTAGGTTTTGGTATGTAACATAGATGCCTGGTTGGTCGCCAATTATTTTCCTGCGTTTTGTCCAATCATCTATGTTTTTTAGCGATTTTAATTGATAGCCCCAAATGTAATCTGCACCAGCAATCGTAACCGAATAATCTTTCAGTTTTCTACCAATTCCAGAATTTTTATAATCTGGGTGCACAAACAGCCCTATCCCCTCAATGCCGCGTTTTCCTTGAATATCTTTGGCGTATAAGTCAAGATCCGTTGCTGCATCTTGCGGCATATCCTGTCTTGACAGGAAATACGCCCCAACAACTTTATCCCCATCTTTGACAATTTTTGATATGCGGGGATCAAATACTGAGAGGATTTCCCTTGCATAATCCCTATCATTATTAACGTGCGGTGCAAATGTTTCGGTTCCTAAATCCAATGCGCCGGCCACATCTTTTTTGTTTGTCGCATCCACGAACGTGAATTGGAGATGTTCGTTTATTTTTGTAATTCTATATGAATACAATTCCTTAAGTATCATTTTATTCCTTGGGCTTCTGTGAACTAGCGGGGATATCGGAATAGCCTTCGCTTCCAACGTATTTATTCCGTTCATAGGCGTCATATTCATGCTGACCTTCAACCCAAGGTCGAGAACCAACTGCAGAATCATCTGAAGCATGTGCACCATACTTTGCCATTATAAGCTTTGAGAACCCGTCAATCGATGCAACATAGGAAAGATAGATTGCGAAAATATCCCAAGTCAGTTGACCCTGCAATGTTAACTTGATCACAATGAACGTGCCAACAATCCCGCCAATCAATTGTAACACTTTTGTGGCAGAAACTTTAGTTCCGTCACGCGTAATCATGTCCATCCAATCAAATCGTCTTGCTTGCTGTGCACGATAGACCGCAATCATGAATACGCTAAAAATCAGCACGATGACTGCTGCGTAAATATTAAACGTGAACCCGAATAAAGTGACCATAGAATCCTGCTGTAACTGTGTTGCGGCTATAACTTCCGCAGGTAAATCGTCCATATCAGACTCCGTTATTTGTTATTAGATGTGAGTATTTATTCGCGCGGTTCAAAAAATGTAAATACGTAAAAATTCTCAACACTATAGGAACATAAAATGCTTGAAACTATTTGCGATGTTATGCTTGAAGCTTACAAAAGAAACTGGATTACTTCGCGTGATGGGAATGTCAGTATTCGCCATCATGATAGAGATCACTTTTACATTACTCCTAGTGGAATCCGTAAACAAACTTTGCAGCCAGATCAATTTAAAAAGATTGGCATCACAAGACACCTTAAGTCAGGTACAGGCAAACTAGAGTTTGCCTATGGGTGGGAAGATTTGCCGTATACAGATATCAGCAAGAATTTGAAACCAAGTGGAGAACTTCCGCTCCACTTGGGGCTGCAGAAAGAAATGGGTCAACATGTGAATGATGTTAGAGTCGTCGTCCATGTTCACCCTACTTACTGTATTGCTGCAATGCATGCAGGAATAGATTTAAGTACTATTAGTAAAAACTTCCCCGAGCTCAACAGGTATACTAAGGTTGCGCCTAATGTTGGAGAGGTCGCTCCCATTTCTGAAGAGTTAGGAACGCAATGCTGTGATAATCTTGGGGTGGATGCGCAGGGTAACATCAAATTTGATATTGTGGGCATTAAGGGCCATGGAGTGGTCGCGATTGATACTTCGCCATGGCGCGCATTTGAGCACATAGAGCGAGTTGAACATATTTGTAAAATTGTTCTTGCGAGTGGCGTCAAGTAGCCTCTGCCCAATCATAGGCGTAAACCACGCTTTGCCATTCGGTATTGGTTCCATCCCGGTAGTCGATTGTTACAAAATAATCGCCACTGATAGAAACCCCCAAACCAAACTGCTCAGTGTAATTGGGGGCTGGAGGCCCGATTATAGTGTCGTTTAGAATCCAATTAGTTCCAGCCCTGATATAACAGTAAACTGCGCCGCGATACTCGCCTCCAGCGTCATCTCCATAGGCACTAATGATTAATCTGTCAGGAGATAAATCCATAAACTCCCCGAACCACGCCCACGGGGATGGATGCGGATTTTCTATACTTGCTTCAAGCACCCAAGAATTTTGCGTCAATCTATAAATTGCTGCGGACCCAGAATTATCTAAAGAGTTTTCGACACCAAATGGCCACCCAACGCAAATAGCCCCAGCTGACATGGAAACGGCAACCATTATTTGCATCCATTGATAATTGTAAGGATGTGGTGAAGTAATCGTTTGGTGCAAAATCCAAGAACCGTTTTCAAACTTGTATATTTTTACAACCGGAGTTTCACTATAAACTTGGCCATTTGCTAATGAAGACGGATGATTAAGCCCGCCAACAACAATAAAGCCGCCATCTGAGGAAATTGATTTCGGGTTAAATGTTGTTCCGCTTTCATCCGAAATCATGATCGTGTTCGATAATGACCAGCTCGCACCAGTTCTGGAGTAATGAAAAATACAGGTTGCTGAAGCATCAAAAAGATCTAAAGACCCAAGAACCACTAGCGAATTTTCTAGTAAGCTCATTTCCGCGAAATAAGTCGAGTTTGGGTAATTTACTGGGGGCTTAATAGATTGTAATAATCCCCATGTCGGTAAAGTCCTGTCAAACATATGAATGGCTCGATTAATTGCATCCCCTCCCTGAGATGAAGAATAGATTGCGGCCTGATTGGAATTCAAATTTACGGTTGTTCCAAAGCCTACACGAAAAGCAATAACTGGAGGCGGAATCTCTTGATCCAGTGTCCAAGTTCCAGCAACATTTTTATATGCGAACGCCATTCCCGTGTCTTGTGCACCCGTATCATTAAAAGCATTACCAATTAGTAGCGTATCGCCAAATACATCAATATGAGTTGCAAATCTATTTTGGAAATTTGTCCCATATGGATTAGTAATTTTGGCGTTAAAATTCCACTGCATTGGAACGTTCTTAAAGAAGTAAGAATTTATAAACATTTTTCCCTTTATTGCCAAATTTCCCAAGCAACTGTACCCTCCGCAGATTCCCCTCCATATGCACCTATTGTCATAATATAGTCCCCAGAAATAGGTACAGCATATTCGATGTAACTCGCCAGATTTTCATAGTCATCATTCGCCTGAACTTCCGTTCCATCTGGCGCAATTAGGCGGATGTAAGTGTCTCCAGTTGCTGAAGCCGAAGGTAAATTACATGTTCCAAACTTAATACTCTGATCAACTATTAAACTGACACTAATATCGAGTGTATTGACAGTTGCATTTTGCGTATTCGTCACGTTAAAGTTCTGGGAAGATGCCGAGACCTGGGTGAGAACTGGGGGAGGTTGGGGAGGTGCTCCGTTCGGATCGATATATTCAACGGTGTATTGTAGATATTCTCCCCCAACGACATACAAAAAGTATTCAATATGCTTTGATCCAATACCGCTCGAAAATATCTTGAAATCCCCTGGTCCGCTAATGTAAACTTCCCATTGTCCAAATCCAGGATCCGTTATAGTAATATACGCCACATCAGTTTCATAATACGGCGTGGTCTCGCTGCTGGAAACCTCATGACTAATATAACCTCCGTCTTGATCTCTGGTCACAATGCGCCTGTAAACGGCGAAGTTAGACCCAGAATAATCCCCCGGATCCCAATAAGAATCCCCAGTTTCACTTCCTGAATAAAATTGAGGCGGCGTTGGGCTAAACCACCATTCTTCTGAAGTAGTTGTTGCGGCTAGAAAATAATAAGAGTTGATCATTTACGGAGCACCTATAGTAGGAGTAATACCAGTGGCAATCACGCCATTGTAATTTCCAGTATGGTCGAATGCGGTTATGTAAAAAACGCCATTGGAAATATAGTCAAAGCTATAAACTCCAGTTACCTCATCGCTCCAAGTTTCCTGCACGACTTCGCCGCTATTCTGATCATGTAGGCGAACCCGTCTACCAACAGGCAAATTACTAGGTGACGATTTATTTTTTGTCGTACCTGTAATTTTGTATTGTCCTGCCCATCTTCCGTTTACTGGTAATACCGGCAGTTCAATAATATGCGCATAGCTTATATTTGAGTTGCCAATATTAAAAGGGGCTGGTTCTGCGAACCCTGATGTTAATGCGGAGGAAACGTAACCGGCAAGAGTTCTTCCTGTAGATAGGCTGGTGCTTGGCGGATCGATCATAATTTCGCTCATGATTTTACCAAGGACCGGTTATATCAAAGAATACTACACCTGCAGATACTGTTTGCGCAGATCCGCCGCATTTTACGGCCAACAATTGACGGCCAGCTAAGTCTCCAGATCCTTCAATTATGTTGTTTCTTGTAAAAGATGCATGACAGTTTTGTGGCGTTACATACATTCCTCTTGTCGTCCCGCGATAACAAATATTGATTTCGCCGACATTTTTTCTTGAAAGCATCAAACCATTGTTTGGACCATTTGGGTAAGTGGTTACTGTACCATATCCGCCTCCTGATGCGATGTTTGCATTGACTACATAGGTTTCTGGCGAGTGAAACCCAGCAATCGGTCCACCTATTCCGGTGAAAGAGCGGGGGAAATAACTTCTGGACCCCGTTCCAGCTGCGCAATATTCCAAAGATGCGTTGTTCGTGGTCGTTGCAGCAGCATCAGTTGATATGGGACAATTTAAAAAGGCGCCATAAGCATCAGCAGTTTTATAACTTGAAAAATCCCCAAATCCCCAAATGCTACCGGCAAGACTGTTTGCATTTGCTGTACCGGTATTGAAATAAACGGTCCTATCATCGGCAATTACTGTCCATGATTTAGCTGCCGAAGTCGCAGCGTTACTCTTTGGCCAGAAACCGCCACCGGAGATTTGTGATGCATCGGGGAACACGCCAGTACCTGTATCAACGTCGCCCATAACTTCATAGCCAACAACCCGAGCATCAACGCCTACGCTATCATCAACTCGCAAAAACATTCGAGTGCCACCGGAAGTAACAGGTGCACGATAAACAGCTTTGTTGGTTCCCGTGAATGTTTTAGCCCAACCTGATGGTGCAAGTTTCACGGTGATCGAACCCGTTGCTGCACCGTCTGCAACCCCGGTGGCAAGGAAGGTTACGGTCGTTGCTGAACGAGTCAAAACACGTTTACGACCATTCAGACCGACAGGCGTTGCGCCATCCACAAGAACGATCTGGCTCAGGTCAAACACATGTGCCAGAGGGGTTGTGACCGTCGCAATGCCTGAAGCAACTGTGATGG